ATATTAGTGATTGGCATATTAGCTATACCACACACTCTAGTCATGGACCTCGTAGAAATTTTGAGGTTCTCAAAAATAGAATTTTTAATACACGTAACGCAATTAATCGTTGGATAGATTGGGTTGACATTAAAAAGAAAGATCCTAACCTATTCGTTTATAATGCGTCTATTACTAAAGGCATGGTTCCTTTAGTACAAAAGATTTGGCCTAGACTTAAGCAGCAATTACCTAACGCTAAATTAAAGATTATCGGTGGATATTATCGTTTCAATAACGAACCCGTTAGCGAAGCACAACAGAATTGGATTAATTTACAGAATTCTGTAGCTCATGATAAATCTATCGAATTTACAGGGATTATTCCTCAACCTAAAATTGCGGAAATTATGGCCGAAGCTAGTTATAATCTCTATCCAGGTGCATTTCCTGAAACATCAGGTATTAGTATTATCGAAAGTATTAATTACAATACTCCTGTTATTGGTACAAGATTTGGTGCTATGGAAGAATCGGCTACTGAAGCAGCAGGATATTATATCGACTTTCCGATAGAACCTAATGGACTATTTCCTTGGATTAATACGGATGAACAGGTTAATCGATATGTTGATCTAGTATTACATGTAGTACGAGATCCTTATCTACATCAACAAAAGCAATATGCTTGTAATGCAGCTAAAGATGTATCCACATGGGATGCTGTTGCATTACAATGGAAACAGCATTTTTATTACAAATTAGGATTAGAGCTATCTGTTGAAGAACAGGCTACAGTTGACTGGATTAATTATCGAGTACATAAAGTATTCGGTCGAAGGATCTTAAATCCAGAAGAAGTTATTATACCATTGCCTGCTACAGATCTATCTCCGTTACCGATGCCTCGTGCTAAAATTGCCTTCATTGATATTGTAGGTATGTCCTATGACGGCGATACACTTAATAAAAAGGGTATGGGAGGAAGTGAAAGCGCAGTAATTCTTAATTCTAAAGAATTAGTTAAACTAGGGTTCGATGTAACAGTTTTTAATGCTTGTGACGAAGGGGATTCTAAACCAGGTATATACGATGGCGTAATCTATCGTCCGTTGTCTGAAATTGCAAATGACAAAACTGTTTATCAAGTTGTTATCAGCAGTCGTGTGGTAACTCCGTTTGTTCCGAACCATTATTACAATTATTCACAAACTACAAATAGAAAAATTGACTATACTGCATTCGAACATATGCGATCAACTGCTAAGTTAAAAGTATTTTGGATGCATGATACATTTTGTTGGGGTGACGATATTTTAGAAGATTTGGTAGCTATGAACGCTATCGATGAAGTATGGACATTGAGTGATTTTCATACATTCTATGTTATGAATGCAGCACACCCGCGTATGCGTATGTACGAAGTATTCCGTAGACATAGTTGGATTACACGAAACGGCATAGTCAAGTATTTCGATTCGGTAGATTTAGATACGAAAGATCCTAACATGTTTATATTCAATGCTAACATGAGCAAAGGACTAGATCCTTTATTGAATCTAGTTTGGCCTAAAGTTAAAAAACGTATACCATCTGCAAGATTGACTGTGATCGGAGGCCATTACAAATTAGGTGCAGCCTTTGCTCACGACGATGAAGAAACAGAATTTATGAAAATAGCAGGACCTCATTTAAATGATGCTACTATTACATTTACAGGAATTGTTGATCAGAAAACCGTTGCAGAGATTTCTGCCAAAGCCAGTTATTTCCTGTATCCTACAGCTTTTCCAGAGACATACGGAATTAGTACATTAGAATCACTATATGCTAATACCCCGTTAATTACTTGTAGATTCGGAGCATTGGAAGAAACTGCAAGCCCACAAGGATATCTTATCGATTATTCAGCAACTCCTAATAGTCTATTTCCTAATGTTAATGCAGAAGAACAGTCTAATCTTATTGTAGAACAGGTAGTTGCTGCTTATCAAAATAAAACAGAACATCGACGTAGAATGAAAGCATTAGACGAGATTAAAGACCTAGTAGGTTGGGATGTTGTCGCATTAGAATGGAAGCAACATATCTATGCTAAATTAGGGTTATATCTCAGCAGGGGTGAAAGTCAACAGGCCTCATATACTAAAAATAAGTATCATAAGATATTTAATCGAAGATTAAGTACCAGCGAAGAATGGCTTGCTCCTAAATTAGGACCTGAACAAAAGATCGTTGTAATTAGCCCATTCTATAATGCTGAAAAATATATCGAACAATGTATTGCTAGTGTGGCTGCTCAAGATTACGACAATTATGAACATTGGTTAATCGATGATGCTAGCACAGATAATGGCCGAAATATTGCATTAAATTATATTAAACAGCTTCCTAAAGAAATACAAAATAAAATTACAGTAGTACATAATGATGAAAATCGAGGGGCTGTTTATAATCATATGCAAATCATTAGAGATCTCAACCCTGACGATATTATTATGATGTTAGACGGCGATGATAGTTTGATCAATCGCCCGGATATTTTCGATTATTATAATACTATACATTACAACCATGATTTTACATATGGGTCCTGTTGGAGTGTGATTGATAATATTCCATTAATTAGTCAGCCGTACCCGCCAGAGGTGATCGAATCTCGCAAATTTAAAGATTATCGTTTTAATTGGAAAATGCCGTATACTCATCTAAGAACCATGAAAGCTAAATTATTGTTAGATGTACCAAATCAAGCATTCCAAGACGATAATGGAAATTGGTTTAAGGCCGGTGGAGATAATGCCACCTTCTATAGTGCATTGTATAATTGCGATCCGGATCGTATCTATGTAGTTCCTGATGTTGTTTATAACTACAATGATGCTAGTCCTTTAAATGATTACAAGGTTAACAAAGAAGAGCAAGATCGTACAATACAAAATATTTTCGGAGATAACGAAGATAATGTTATTCGGTTGCCGAAGAGAACTGAAATAACTAATACGCCTACAGCAATTACTGCACCTGTTGCTAATAAAGGCCCAGTAAAGCGAATTCTAATAGCTATTCCTACTAATAGAAATATCGAAGCACAGACTTTCAAGAGTATATATGATCTAATTATACCAGAAGGTTATGATGTAACTTTCCAATATTTTTGGGGATATCAAGTAGATCAAGTACGCAACTTAATTGCACATTGGGTCGTAAATGGCGGGTTTGATTATCTATTTGCAGTAGACAGCGATATTTCATTTGAAACAGACACATTAGCAAGATTGTTATCACACGATAAAGACATTGTAACCGGCATCTATATACAACGTATACCAGGAACTCATGTTATTGAAGTAATGCGAAAAAATGCCCATGGTGGTGTATCGCATGTTGATTGGAATACTATTAAAGGGCGTGGATTGGTGCCCATTGATGGGTGTGGATTCGGGTGTGCTCTAATAAAAGGTGAGGTTTTTAGAGCAATTCCTTACCCGCATTTCTTATATCACAGTGCGATCGATCATGCAAATACTGTTAGTGAAGATGTTCATTTCTGCAATCAAGCTAGAGATAGAGGATTTACTCTTTGGGCAGATACAAATGTGATTTGTGATCATATCGGCTCATGGACTTTCAAGGTAGATAGAAGTTGAAAATACTAATAAATACTGGATGCGTATTAATGAATTATTAGAAGAAAAACAGCCAGAATTTAGAGAAATTTTAAGAGATTTCTTCCCTTTAGCTAAAAAAATCATAGGATTAGATAGTGTTCCTACTATCAAATTCGTAAAAAGGGTTGCAGATAAACAACAGCCTACTTTTGGAAAGTTCATAAATGATCAGGGTGTTATCTATTTAGGTATAGAAAATCGACATCCTCTAGATATATTACGCACATTAGCACATGAATTAGTACACTATAAACAAGGATTAGAACACCAATTAGACGCAACTAGCGGGCATACTGGTAGTCCTGCTGAAAACCAGGCACATGAAGTTGCTGGCATTGTAATGCGTCATTTTAATAAAACATATCCTAAATATTTTTCCGCACTTCCGGTTAATCTAGAGGAAGGAAAATGGAATGATTTTAAAAAAGAATTTGTTCGTAAAGGCAAACAAAGTTTAGCTACCGCTGCAGCAATAGGTGCATTTAGCGGAGGAGTAGCAGGATATGATTATGCTAAACATAAGTTTCAACATCCTCCTACTTATCAGCAGCAGCAACAGCAGCAACCCCAAAAATTAATACCGTCTGATGATAATGATGACTTTTATAAATCAATGCCTCCGGACGAAACTGTCCCTGACATTGATGTTAATCCTCCTAAAAAGGAATTGCCGGTACAGGCTCCATTAAGTCCAGAATATTTTAAAAAATACGTCGAAACACAAAAAAATACTGTCTTTAAAGATCCTACAGAAAATGCTCTTAAAAATGCTGCTATGAAAGCAGGAATTGTAGGGTTAGAGCTAGATCAATTTCTCGGTCAATGTGCACATGAAAGTATACAATTTACCGAATATGATGAAGCTAAGAGAAACGGGCATTGGAGAATGGGCACCGAAACTCTTACAAAAGCATGGTTTTTAGCTAATCGACACTATTGGAAATATAGAGGAAGAGGACCAATACAAATTACCTTGGAATCTCAATATAAAGCAATCGGTGAATATCTAGGAATAGACTTAGATCATCATCCGGAATTAGCATTATCTCAAAAATATATGATTCCTATTGCAATTGCTTATTGGAAAATAAATGTGCAAAAACGGGTTCCGAAAGATCAAATGTGGGATACCGGAAAAGTTACTAAAGTAATTAATCCTCGTGGATCTCGTGAAGCATTAGAGAAAAGACATCTACTTGTACAACAATTTACTAATTGGTTCAAAGACAAAGTAAAACGAAGCGAAGGAAAAGGTTCGTAATATATAAGGGCTAACATGAGCCACAATTCTGTTCTGAACATAGATAATTTTGAACAGCTCTTAAATGAAGATAACTTTTCCAATCTATTATCTACATTATCTGGTAAAGATAACCTCGAAGATTCTTTACAAAGCTTAGTTAAAAAGAATGAAACTATTGTAACTAAAAAAACAGTTACCGTTGTTGTACCTGTAAAAAAAACAGTAGTTGTTACTAAAAAAACAAAATCACTCAAATTAAAAAAAGAAATTGTTGCATTATTAGCAACAGCATTATATGCATCTAGTTGTGTAGATATTAATGATAATAACTTTAATATACCCATTAATGATCATACTACTACTGAAGAACATTCTACAGATTCAACTACTATAACACCTACTGCACATAAGAACGAAACTGTTGTAGAAAAGTTAGCGCATATGTTTTTAATAGGGAAAATTATTAATTCTCTAAAACCTAGTGATATCGATAACACAATGCCTGTCATTAATGATCGTAGTGATGAGGATGACGAAGTTAAACAACCTATCGTTACTTTTGATACACGATCTCTAGATGAATTGATGGGCGAAGCTAGATCTTTATTACTTGAAAAAAATGGTACATATGATCAAGCAATTGCTGATTTGCGTTCTATTATACTTACTCATCCAAAAGAAGAATCTAGATATGCGCATGAATTATTAGGATACGCCTACGAGAAATCTAAAAATTTTCCCAAAGCTATGAAAGAATATCAAACTTACTTAGCCTTATATACCGACGATGACGAGGATCGTACTAGAGTAAGACAGCGTTTAATGTCTTTAGAAATATTAGAACCTTCGGGCTTTGTTATAGGTAAAATTAATAAAACACGCGAGCCGCACCATGGAGATAGTTTTGATTTTTCAGGGTCAACATCGGATTACTTATACGCAACTTCAAACTCTACTAGAGGAAGTAATCAGTCAGCAACACAAGTAGATTGGATTACAGGTATACAAGCCTCTTTAACAGAAGTACATAATCAATATACACTATCATCAAAGTTAAGATTTACTGAGATTAAAGATCTTAGTTCTAGTTCAGGCAATAGAACTAATTTAACAACAGCATATGTTGATTTTGCTGATACATTTAAAGGATATAATATTCGTTTAGGCAGACAGTCTAGTATTGCCGGAGCATTAGGAAAATTTGATGGATTGTCGGGTAGTGTTAAACTTACTGATGATTTAAAATTATCTGCGGCTGCAGGGGTTCCTTATGCTACTGCTGTATCTCAAACTAAAAGAACATTCGAAGGAGTTGAATTAGAATATAATCTTAATCAAGATTGGACTACAGGAATTTATCTAAACCGTGGAATAGCTGATGGGTTCTTAGAACGTATGGCTATTGGCAATAATTTAGAATATAAAAATAGAGTAGGTAATATTTTATTAAGAACTGAATATGATACAGTTTATCATAGTCTTAATTTAATTTCTTTGCAAGGAACTTATTATACTAAAAATTTCGACATATTTACTGTATTTGAAAGAAGAAAATCACCAATGCCTTATGGAGATGTTGCATTGAATTTAGGAGCATTATCATTAGATAAACAAACTTATAATTCAGTCAGCGATCTTATAGGAAAATCCGGTCTAACCACTAATGAAATTTATACTTATATATCTCAATCAACACCTATAGCAACATCAGCTATTATAGGTGCTAGAGAAAAGATTTCTCGAAATTGGGAAGCTACAATCGATGCACAAGTTACAAATTTATCAACAATTCCAGGATTTAATTTAAACCCAAACTTCGATCCCATTCCTATACAGGTCGGTGATTCAAAAAATTATTCATTAACTGCCCACTTAAAAGGAGATAATATTTTCTTAAAAAATAATAACATAGAATTTGTAGTAAATGATTCTACTGGGGGACAAAAATCTTCCTTCTTTACTGTAGCTGATAACTATAAGTTTGGAGATAAGAGTAAGAACAGCATTTCAACTATTCTTAGATATGACGCAACTGATGCAACTTATGGTAAAATGAGCACTGTATCTGCAGTATTGAGAGGATTCTATGCTTTAAGTGATAAAGGTATGCTAGAAGCTCAATATTCACGGTCATTAACTAAAACCAATAACACGCTGTTCCTTAATCCAGACAACACAAATCAAAGTTTTTATATCGGGTATAGATATGATTTTTAGAATAATAGCAATACTTTTTTTATTACTTGTTAGCGATCGTGTATATGGTGCAGAATGTACAGCTTATCAAACATTACATCCTCGCTATCCATTAACAGGTGCACATTTAAGTACTGGAAAATGCACTACGTGTTCTTTTTGTCATGTACCAGCAGGCAATGCTGTTTGGATAGGAACTCCAAATACCTGCATAGGTTGTCACAACGGAAATCCTAGTATCAATGGCATGGTACGTAGTGCTAAACATCTGCCTACTTTATTATTAGATTGTGCTGGGTGTCATAATACTACTGCATTTAATAGTTTCGCAGGAATTACACAAACTATGATCCATAATACTGGATATCCTACTGTTAGATGCGACGGGTGTCATAATGGTAACTATACCTCATATAATGCGCAAGGTAAAGGAAACGGTCATCCTACTACTGTAACTAAAAATGGAGTAAAAATTCTAGTTACTAGTGTTGACTGTAATTATTGTCATAGTCCGAACAGTTCTCAGTTCGATGATTAAAGCAGAATTTAGGTAAATAAATGTAAACCTTACAGGAGGGCTGCCATCGTGCAAAAAATTAAAACACTCTTTATGTCTATTATAATGACAATTGCATTAGGAGTATCTTATATTACTGTACCAACAGTAATTGCCGGATCAATGTTGGCATTTTCGGGCACAGCAGACGCTGCCGAATGTACATTGTATGAAACACTACATCCTAATTTTCCTTTAACAGGTGCACACTTATCTACCGGTAAATGCAGTACTTGTGCCAGCTGCCATGCAGGAGGTATCTATTTAGGTACTCCTAAAATTTGTGCAACATGCCACAATGGTAGCCCAATCGGACAAATATCTGCTCAAACTATAGGAAGATCAGCTAATCATATTCCGATTGGAACTGCTAGTTGTGATTCTTGCCATAATACTACCAGTTTTACAGCATCGTGGTCTATGAATCACGCAAGTGTAAGTAGTTTAGCATGTAACACTTGCCACAATGGGTCATATACAGCATACGGTGCTACGGGACAAGATGCTAATCACGCTCCTGAAACAGCTGATTGTGGTGCTTGCCATACAACTCTTGATACCCCAACACATACTAATGCTGATTGGACTATGTCTCACGCAACAATTCACGCTGGTGTTACAACCGGCTGTGTAAGCTGCCATAATGGTACATATTTTGAAACTGCAAGTCCTCCGGCATTTGGTAAGAAGGATTATGCTCCTGGTCATCCAGTAACTAGTGACAATTGCGAAACTTGCCATAGTATTAATAACACATTTAAGTGTGCATCTTTAATTGAAGATAAAATGCTTAAGAAAATGATGTCTACACAATTTGCTTGGATTATGCCAAAAAATAAGACAGCAAAATCGACAACATTTGCTATGCTGAATATAAAGTTAAATCTTAAGAGCTAAAAGCCAAAATAAAACGCCCCGAAAGGGGCGTTTTACTATCACGAAGTAATTTATTTTTATTGTAGGCTATGCCACTTTTACTTCTTTGATACGCCGGCATTAACAAACGCATACATCTTTTCTGCAGTAGCTAATACTTGATCTAGACCAGGAAATTCTGGCATAGCAACGGTAGATACTAATTCTCCAGTCTTTTCGTCTCGCTTAGAGCTTAGTTCCCATCCAGCAAACTTAGCACTATATTCGGCTTCGACAAGATCTTTAGCCATACTAAGAATGTCTGTCCTAATTTCGTAACCATTCTTATTAAACTTAACTTCAGGAACTTTTGGTGTGTAATCGTTCAACGACATTTTTATTCTCCTTTGTATGTGTGTATGTCTTTAATTAACTTGCAATATTATACATAATCGTGCATTTAATTACAAGATTTCTTAACAGGCTTTGTAACCCATTCAACTTCTTCTTCGGTTACTGGTTGCCAACGATTTAAAAAATACCAATTTGCAAAGGCGGTGATAGTAGTGTAATACATTATACACGTTCCTTTGTTGGTTGAGGTTTTACTAGATCAGGCCACATTGCAGTATAAACTGCAGCAAGATTACGACCATTATTTTCTAGACCTTTTACATAGATTTCTAATAGTTTAATGAAAAACTGTTTAATCATCTGTCTCTCCTTTGTGTGTATGTGTATTTATATTATATGTTGCAATGCAACAATAATCAACAATAAATCCTTTCAAATTACATGTGTAAAATATTTGGATAAATATCATAGAGAAAAAGGTTAACACCGTGCAGAAAAAAACAAAAAGTCTTTTAGATGAATTAAATGATTTTGCTGCTAGAAAAGATAAAGAAACTATTCTAGAATCTAGGGCAAGTCATATTATCGATTCGGCTATCAATTTTTTAAAACATATCAGAGAAACATTTGATCCTGAAGTTGCATATGAATTAGAAAGACGATTCATTAATAGCATTAAAAGCGGTGATAATGCTAAATTTACACGCGGCATACGTAAAATTAAAGAAAATAAAGAAATTTCACAGGGTCTCAAGATCATTAATGGTAATGTAAAACATGATGATTAATAGCCTATTCTAGGGTTTTTTTGGTTTATTGATAAATATTTGCATGATTAGCTCACAAGGCTATCACAAAATTAAGGAGAAATAAAATGGCTTCGATTAATCGCGTTCATGGTGGTTTATTATCACCGAAGAACTTTGCAGGTCCTGCGTTACAAGATTTTACATTAACATTCTGGGGTCCAGATGGTTTAAAATTATGGGCTGACTATGCTGGTACAGTAGGTGCAGTCGGCGGCGGAAATGGCGGTGCATTTACCGGTGGTGGTGTTTACTCAGCAACTACAGGTACTGCAGCCGGTGGTGTATTCGATCAGGTATTCCGCTCAGCGGTGACACAATTCGGTTCACTTAGCCGCGTCGGTACATTAAATACTACCAATGCTGCTTATACAATCAATTTTGCTTTAGAAGCATTAGGTGTTGATCCGTTTAGTCCGAGCGGATTGGGATTAGGGTCTGTAGAAGGCACAACTGCGAGTACAGTTGCTGCTGCATTAACTGCTGCTGTTCAAGGACTAGGCACAGTTAATGGTGTTACATTAAACACTGCAAGTGTTAGTGTTACAGCACTCACATACTAAGTTAATAAGTTAGTAGATGATAATGAAAGGCGATCTTTATGATCGCCTTTCTTTTTGATTATAAATACCTATAACTTATTAAAGTAGGTATATAATGGAAATCATCGAAATTAAAACATTAATTGATATCACAAAGCCTGAAATTGCTCGTGCAGGGTATGGATCAGATCTAGAACAAAATCAATTCAAAAATTGGACAACATTACAACAATGTATCGGGTTACGAAGCAATATAGAATGGGACACTCCTCCTAGTGTCGAAACAGCTGATATTAAAGGTATGGGTTTTGGTAACAGATATAAAGGCGAACACAAAATATGGACTTTTAAATTCTATACTGATAGATCTTCTGCCTATAGCGATGATAATGGTAACTTAATCGGTTTATTACTAGACGATGTAGATCAAGTACCGATTATTCAAAATTTAACAGAAACGATAAATATTTCAAAAGCGGTGTTTAATTTAAACAGTCCGCAGTACAAAAATACAATAATTACGGCAACTATCAGGCAAATCGAGGCACAAGAAAATGTTATTTAGAACAGGAGATACCTTTAATGCCTGCAATACAGGAACCGTCGAATATAGAATCTGAAAATTTAGAAACACATGTCGCACTATGTGCATTACGTTATGCTACTCTAGAAAATAGATTAGATACTATCGAAAAAAAGGTCAGCACACTACAAGAAGTGATCGAAAAAAGTCATATGAGTATGATTCGGGTATTGATCGGTACTGCAGGAACAGTTGTAGCAGGCGTGCTATCGACACTTGTAGTAATATTATCTAAATCACATTAATATGCGGATAAGCCATTTATTAGAAAATATAACAATTATCCTAAATAATGAAGAGAGGGATTTTGTTAATAGACATCGAGATTTAATTTCGATATCTAGTCTAGATGAGCATGATGCATGGGTTGCTCAAAATTTAGTTAGAAAGCATGTATATGAAATAACTAATAATGGCAAAACAATTAAATTAAAGAACCATGCTAGCAGAAAAACAACTTTATAGAAAAATCGAAGAACTTGCCATCGAAGTGAAAGAAACACTTAGAGAAAAAGGCTATGTAATCCCTGCCGAACGAGAAGATGGAAAAATAAAAATAGGCAATTATTATATATGTAAAAATAACGGATTCTTTGATATAACAAATCTACGCAATCAAATGTTATATGAAAGAATTAATTTGCCTCAAACCGCATTAATTATTGCTAACTCTTTAGCATTAGGGCAAGATATTGATAATAAACTTTTAGAAAATGATCAGCAATTCGGGTATAGTTATTTTGAAGAGTTAAATTATAATAGATTATCTAAAGTATATCTTAATAAAAGAGATTACGACAAATTCAATTCTCTGTTAATAAAGCAAGAATTGGCACAAATACGTTCTAAAAATGCTAAGAATTACATTTTAACTAACTTCGAAAAACTTAGAAGAATGCGATAAATACTTTATCAACTTTTGGGTTAAACTATGAAGACAACAGATTTTAATTTTCAAATTTCTAGTAAATCATTAAACGAAAGTATGTTTAAGAAATTCGGCGTCAAAGTCGATCTCGAAAACTATACTAGAGAAGAACTAGAAAACTATCGTAATATTATTCGCACTAAACTCAGCCAATCAGAAGGTAATACAGGATTTAATGATCTATTGGCAAATGAAGATTATCAAAAAGATAAACATATGCTAGATTTACTTAATAGTCGAATTAAAGAAATGCTAGGCGAGTCTATTCTTAATGAAAAATCTAAGAGTGAAAAACAAGCTAGAACAATGGCTGCTGCTGCGCACAATCCTAAATTTGCAAAGAAAGTAGGTATCAAAACCAGTGTTGCAAAAGAATTTAATAAAAAAGATAAAGGCACTAAACTTCTAAGCAAGGCTATGAAGCATAAGAAGAAGAAGAAAAAAACTAACGAAAGTAATAAACCAGGATTACCCGGAAATCCGCGTCCGGCTACAATGGATTTCGGAAATAAACCTGTTTTAACAGATCCCGATAAACCATTAGATCCTAAGTCTTGGGAATATAGAACACGTCACAGACCTACAACTTCTTCTACTGCAGGACGAGAGTCAAATGAAATTCAACAAGATGTAGATAATAGAAATGAAAGATTAACTCAAAACAGAAAAGTTAGAAAAAAATCACCTACCAGTAGCGGTACATTAAAAAATTATTTAAATAACAGACCACCAAGGTCTGAAGGAATAGAACTTAGCAATGGTAAATACTCCAAGTCCACAATGGAATCTAAAACTATGAAAAAACCAAAAAAGAAAGCAGCCAAGCCAGATTACTTAGACTTTGACGGTGATGGTAATAAGAAAGAACCAATGAAGAAAGCTCTTAAAGATAGAAAGAAAGCTCCTCCTTTTAAGAAGAAGAAAGTTAAAGAAAGCTTTTTAAACCGTAAACATAATTACGCTATTATTATCGAATCTTTAAAATATTTAATTAGTGAAAACGAAGAAGACAAAGCTAAAGATATTAGTGGTTCTGCAGATATGGTATCTGATATCACTAACTTTATGCAACGTCTAGGAACTATGCAAACTAAAACAATGATCGACTTGTCTGATAGCATTCGTAAGAATTTTGGTCAAGCCGAATCAGATGCTTTTAGAAATAGCATCGATCCTGCTCTTAAACAGGCACTAGAAGTATTAACTAAGGTTAGAGAATCTATTAGTAGTGCTGTTGCACAATTAGCAGGTGGCGAACTTCCTCAAGAAACTATGGGAGCTGAACCAGTTAATCCAGCACCGTCCGATAGTATGAATACTAGCATGACTGCAGGTATGAGTGACGAATTCGGCGCTAGTGATGCTGCATCTGGCGGATTTGATACCGCTGGAAGAGAAAAGAGAGAAAGTATCGAAAGATCTAAAGCTCGTAGATTATCAGAAGCTCATTCATTGATGACTAAATTATCGAAATGAGATTATTTGAACTCGAAGACCAACGAGGAGATATAGTTAATATTCTGGTATTGGTTTTACGTAATGCTGTCGGAAGAGGAGTGTCAGAATTGTCATATGACGCTATCAAAGGCGCATTACAAGACCAGAATATTTATATGAATGTTGATTATAAAACTTTTGATAATATATATCATCAAAATCCTCGCGCATTTTCAACCGTAATTAATAACTATAACGGTACTGGAATTGTACTTAATAAGTCCATTAAAGCAGCCAAGGATAGCGCTCCTGAAACCCCAGTAGTCTAAATTTGCTCTAAATCAATTTTTCTGTTATAATTAAAGTTATGACTACTCTAAAACCTCCACCGTTTGTGGAAAAATTCCAATACAAAAATTGCAAACAAATAAATGATCCTATAACACGTAAAAGATTATACGAAACGCCTGATGGAGAACGTATACCTAGTGTCACTACTATTTTAAGTGCAACTAAAGATATGACGCACTTAATTGAATGGAAAAAACGTGTAGGAGAAGCTAAAGCACAACAAATCACTACAGAAGCAGCCAGTGTAGGAACTGGGCTTCATGCCAATTTAGAAAGATTTCTATGTAATGAACAAAGACAACCCGGAAATAATCCAATACACATTAAAGCAAATGCAATGGCTGATGTTATTATTGAATACGGATTAAAATATGTTGACGAAGTTTGGGCAATGGAACAAAGTCTATACTATAAGGGACTATACTCGGGCACAACTGATCTAGTATGCGTTTATAAAGGTAATCCTTGTATTGCCGATTACAAACAAACCAATCGTCCAAAGAAAGCAGAATGGGTTGAAGATTATTATCTGCAACTCATGGCGTATATCATGGCCCATAACAATACATATGGAACTGATATGCGTGAAGGACATATCTTTATGGTTAGTAGGGGTGATGATGGAATGAAGCCTGGTGGAGAGGTATATCAACAGTTTGATCTACTACCAAAAGATTTTAACAAATATCAAGATATGTGGCTTGATAGAGTTGAAGAATATTACAAATTAACTAAGTAATTTCCGTAATGCCTATTTTGACACCAGTTTTAACTTCTCCGAAGTTCGATAAATATCTAATACTGGAGAGTTAAAATGGCCGTAATCGAAATAGCCCGCATACAAGTACGTCGAGGACAAGAAAATATTACCGGAATCCCTGTTCTTTCACCGGGAGAATTCGGATGGGCCGAGGACACAGAGCATTTATACATTGGCAAAAGTGTAAGCGAAGGTGCGGTTAGTAATAGTAATACTAGACTTTTAACCGAAAACGATCTTATCAATTTATATAACGGATCTATTACTAGTTCAACATTATATAACTTAGTCGGGCATATACCTAATGTTTCTCTTGCTAATACAGTCTCTAGATCATTGCAGAGCAAATTAGATGATGAAGTAAGTGTACTAAGTTACGGGGCAATAGGCGATGGAACTACACCCAATGCTCAATATTTTAGAGCAGCTATCGAAAGCCTATATCTAAACGCAACAGTTAAAGGGTCATTAGGAAATGAAAGTCTAGTAACACTATATGTGCCGGCTGGTGTCTATAATATCGAAACCACCATTTATCTTCCACCTAATGTTATTATTGTAGGCGATGGTCTAGGAAAAACAATTCTTAATCTTGTAACTACATCAATACCTTTGATGCAATATGCTGATCAAACCAGTATCCATAATAATTATGTAGTATTTGTTGATGGACAAGCTAATATATTAAGTGCTACTCGTCCTAATAAAATTATTATCAAAGATATGACATTGCAGTACGATACTACCCTAAGTGGTCCTAGTGGAACTTCTACACTTCCATTATTAAGAGCAGATTGTGGAGTTGATTGTTTAATTAGTGGCGTGCAATTCTTAGGTAACTATGTAGCAGGTTCCGGACAAATTGCTGACAATAATTACACCGGAATTGATATTAGAGGGCAAGGCTCTTTAATCACCCAAGATTTAATCGTAGAAAATTGCAGCTTTGATAATTTATATTACGGAATTAAATCTAACTATGATATGCAAGATTCTATCATTATAAATTCCAGATTTAGAAATCTAAATCGTGGTGTTGTCTACGGAGAAAGTGTAGCTGTAAATAATTTTACAGGTCCGTTAAGAAGCAGAATTGAAAATAATAAATTTTATTATATAGAACGTGAAGGTATTTTTGTCGGTAGAAATACTAATAATTTACCTACACATCATGTTAGTGCATTTAATATTTTTAACAACGTAGGCAATAACACTAACAATGACCAAAATCAAGTTACTCCGGTTATTACCTTCCAATCTCAAGGTAATACATCAATTTCTGATTATAATTCTAGATATGATACAGTTAATAGTACTACTACTAATTATGCATCAACCACAACCACAGTAAGTGGGCCTACTTATGTGACAAGTCCGGGCGCTTATGCCGGAACGATTATTGTTTCATCAAACCCGGTATTATTGTCTAGATTTCCATACAGTAGTCCTACTCAATCTACAATCATAGATTATAATTTAAACGTATCGACTACTAATAGATCCGGAGAACTAACTGTAGGTATTGACGTGTATGGCATAGCATCGATAACAGATAGCTATTCCTATTCGGGTCCAAATGATGGCGGAGTGGTATTTACAGTTAACTTAAATAATTCAACTAATTTGGTAGAGTTATATTATACAAGTCCAAATTATCCTGGTACGATTACTTATAGGTATACACAATTACAATAATGTTCAACAAATCTCCAGAAGAGAGATTGTCTATTTGGGCCGAATTTAGAAAAACATTGAATCACTGTGATCACCCGTTTGATGATGTTTCTGTATTTTGGCAAGACTCTCCTCGAATACTATTCAATCATAGGGTCGATCCTTTTAATAAAAAATCATGGCCTACCCCATGGGAAATTATCGTAGAAAATCGATATGACGATTTTACCCTAGCACTAATGATGGGTTACACCCTAAAGTTTACAGAAAAGTTTAAGAATTCCAAAATTGAGATTAAAACCATGGTTGATTATTCCAAGACAAAACTGTATAATCTTGTATTCGTAGACGACGAATATATATTAAATTACGATAAAAATAATGCTGTTAAAGCTGCAGATATTGATCAGGAACTATACGTTGAAAACAATATTAATGTATGACGATCCTAGGTAAATATTCAGTAAAATAAGTTAAGGGTTAAAAGTACATGATTACTGTTGTAAAAAGAAATGGGGAGAAAGTACCTCTAGATATTTCCAAAATTCAGAGGCAGGTAGCACACGGATGTAGCGGTATAGATGGAGTAAGCCCATCTATGATTGAGATTAAAGCTCAATTAGAACTACACGATGGTATGAGTACAAAAACTATAGATGAGCTATTATTAAAAGCTATGGTTAATCTCATTGACGAGAATGAGAATCCTGAAATCAACAATACCAATTATCAATATGTAGCAGGCAGACAGCGTGTTAGTATGTTGCGTAAAGAAGTATATGGAGAATATGAACCTCCTAAGCTCTATAGCATTGTTAAAACCAATGTTGAAGCAGGTATGTATACTAAAGATTTATTAAATTGGTATACTGAGGATGAATGGAATATTATTGACTTATTCATTGATCATAGCAAAGATGAAAATTACACATTTGCTGCGATTGAACAGTTGGCAGAAAAGTATCTAGTTCAAAATCGTGCCACTGGGCAAATCTATGAAACACCACAAGTTCGGTATGCTGTTGCTGCCGCTACTGCGTTTCATGCTGAGCCAAAAGATATCAGATTGAAACTAGTAAAGGAGTATTATGAATGCGCGTCAGAAGGACAGTTTACTTTGGCTACTCCTGTTCTTGCGGGCCTTGGGACCACTACTAAGCAGTTTAGTAGCTGTGTACTTATTAGTTCGGATGATACATTAGATAGCATCTTTGCCAGCGGCGAGATGATGGCCAAATATGCTAGTAAACGTGCTGGTATTGGATTGGAATTAGGTCGTATCAGGCCAGTTGGCGCTCCAATACGCAATGGGGAGATTAAACATACAGGATTGGTGCCATTTTTAAAGAAATGGTTTGCAGATCTTCGCAGTTGTAGTCAAGGTGGCATTCGTAATGCTAGTTGCACTGTAACTTTTCCCATTTGGCATGCACAGTTTGAAGATCTAATTGTATTGAAGAACAATCAAGGTACAGAAGAAACTCGTGTTCGACAGATGGATTATTCTGTAGTTGTATCTGCGCTCTTTTGGCGCCGCTATAAGAATGGAGAAAATATTACATTATTCGATCCACACGAAGTTCCGGATTTATACGAAGCATATTACCGCAACAGTCAGGAATTTGAAAAACTATATCTTAAATATGAACAAGATAAGACTAAGAAAAAGAAAGTTTTGTCTTCAGAAGAAGTTTTTAAAAATGGTATACTTAAAGAACGTACAGATACTGGCCGTATCTATCTTGTTAATATCGATAATGTGATTAATCAAGGTCCATTTAATTCGACAACTGACCCAATCTATCAAAGCAATCTTTGTCAAGAAATCTTATTACCTACTCGCCCATTTCAACGTATCGACGATGAATCAGGACGCATCTCTCTTTGCACATTGGGGTCTATTAACTGGGGTGCATTCCGTAATCCCGCCGATATGCGAAAGGCTTGTCGAATATTAGTTCGTAGTCTAAGTAATTTGCTTAACTATCAAGATTTTCTTAGTGTGCAAAGCCGATTGGCTAATAAAGAATTTGAACCATTGGGTGTGGGTATTACTAATCTGGCATTTTGGCATGCCAGAAAGAATTTAAAATACGGCGACCCGGAAGCACTAGCAGAAGTTAAACGATGGACTGAACATCAAGCATTTTATCTTACAGAGATGAGTGTAGAACTTGCTCGTGATCGTGGTGCTTGTGAACGAAGTCATTATACCTATTATGGACAAGGAATATTTCCTTGGGAACGCCGTAATAAGAATGTTGATGAATTAACTAATTTCGAACCAAGTGCTAATCTCGATTGGGAAGGATTACGTAATGATATGAAAACATATGGAATACGTAATGCTACTTTAATGGCTATTGCTCCGGTTGAATCGAGTAGCGTTGTGCTTAATAGCACTAATGGCATCGAGATGCCGATGGAATTAATTAGTGTCAAAGAAAGCAAGGCCGGATCATTTGTACAGGTCGTTCCTGAATATAAACGTTACAAAAATCGTTATCAATTAATGTGGGATCAAAAAGACTGTGTAGAATATCTTAAAACAGCAGCAGTATTAGCTGTATACATTGATCAAAGTATTAGTACTAATACGTTTTATTCGCCGAAACATTTTAAAGATGGAAAAATTCCTGCTACATTAGTTGCTAAAAACCTTATGTTGGCATACAAATGGGGGGTCAAAACTATCTATTATTCGTTAATAGATAAAATTGGCAGCAAAAATGTGTTAAATAGCCAAAATGATCGACTTTCAACTTCAAAATCTATTATAATACAAGAAGATGAATCGGATTGTGATTCATGCAAACTTTAGTTTAATGGTAAATACCAGTGCCGGTCGCGATACTGCAAATATCCACCGGCTCTATAACTGTAAGGAGTTACAGCAAATGTATTTACATAATATCCCTGCTTATGTTTACTATATCAAACATTTGCCGACTGGCAAATTTTACTACGGCTTTCGTTCCGCCAATATTAATGAAAAAAGGTTTCCAGAAGATGATTTATGGAAAGCGTACTTTACATCTTCTGTTAAAATAAAAAACCTGAGAGAACAGGAAGATAATTTTGAGGTCAAAATTGTTTACAAAAATACAGATGTCGAAAAAGTATATTGGGTTGAACAAGAATATATAAAAAATAATATAGATGACCCTTTATGCCTTAACAAATATTATATAAGTAAAGAAAAGAATCAAAAAATTTTTAGTATGGCAGGGAAAAGTCATTCGAATGAAACTAAATTAAAAATGAAGGGAAGGCTCCCTTGGAATACCGGAAAACATATTCCTAGAGGAACCCCAAGCTGGAATAAAGGAATTCCTACTCCAGATCATGTTAAGAAATTAATTATAGAAAAAACAACTGGTTTGAAAAGATCCAAAGAAACTAAAATTAAAATGAGTAAACCCAAATCAGAATCTCATTGTAAAAATATATCGAAAGCAGCATTGACACGCCCTAGGTTTGCCTGTATAGTATGCGGTAGACTAATAACTAAAGCTAATATTGAAAATCATAGGAAATCACATGAGTAAAGCACAATACGATTTTTCTCAAAAAACTAATTATCTAAAACGTACGATGTTTTTGGATCCAGCTGGCCCGGTCACCGTACAAAGATTCGAAGAAGTTAAGTATCCAAAATTACAAAATTACGAATCCTTAGCTCGCGGATTCTTTTGGGTTCCAGAAGAAATCAGTCTCACCAAAGATAAAATGGATCACAAGGAGGCCAGTGATGCAGTTAAACATATTTTCACAAGTAATCTACTCCGTCAAACAGCTCTTGACAGTATTCAAGGGCGTGCCCCTTTCCAGGTATTCGGACCAGTCACGTCTATTCCGGAATTAGAAGCACTGACACTTACATGGAGCTTTTTTGAAACGTCTATCCATAGTAAGAGCTACAGTCACATTATCCGTAATATCTATGGAGTACCTAAGGATGAATTTAATAAAATTCATGACACTACAGAAATTGCTGGTATGGCTGCTGGAATCGGACGTTATTACGAAGAACTACATGTTCTTAACATGCGCCGAGAACTAGGCGAAGATATTCCAGTTTATGATCATAAGAAAGCGATTTGGCTAGCTCTACATGCAAGTTATGCATTAGAGGCATTACGCTTTATGGTTAGCTTTGCTACTAGCCTTGCAATGGTCGAAAATAAGATCTTCATCGGAAATGGAAATATTATTAGTCTTATTTTACAAGACGAGATTTTACATACCGAATGGACTGCATGGTTAATTAATAATGTAACCAAAGACGATCCTGACTTTGTTCAAATTGAACAGGAATGTCATGCAGAAGTATATGCACTATATATGGAAGTTATACAAGAAGAAAAGTCATGGGCAGATTATTTGTTCCGAAAAGGAGTGGTAATCGGTCTTAATGCTAATATTCTTAAAGACTTTGTTGATTATACTGCGTATACTAAACTTAAGGATATCGGTATTAAGTATCAGGAAGATCATCCTAGAACTAGTCCAATTCCATGGTTTAATAAACATATTAATATTAATAAAAAACAGTCAGCACTACAAGAAACCGAATCAACGAATTATGTTATTGGTGTAATGTCAGATGCGGTTACACATGATGAATTGCCAGACCTATAAGGATAATAAACATGAGAAATCTTATTAATCTACTTGAAGATACTATTAACGATGCATGGTTTAAAGACGGATTTCAAACTTATAAGAAACCAGCTCGAGAAAAATATGAAATTGCATCTCAAGATACAACTATTCAAACCCTAGAAGGGCCACAGCAAGTTAAAAAGGGATTTTACATTCTTACCGGACCTAAAGGCGAAAAGTATAGTATGCCACCGGAAAAATTTGCAGAATTAAAAGATGACTTAGGAAATGGCGATTGTTCACCAAAGAAAATCATGAAGGTAGCTAAATTAGCAGACCATGATGGGGATGTAAAAACTAGCTGGGGTGAGACGCTTCATTATACTAAGGGCAATGACTATATTGTTCGTCACGGCCCTGGAGATTATGGAGTAGTCAAAGCAGATATTTTTAAACAAACTTACGCAACAGAATAAGGAGAAAAAATGAACGTAGTAATTTGGAGTAAGAACGGATGTACGTACTGTGAGAAAGCTAAAGCATTGCTTAAAGCTAAGAATATTACATTCGAAGAACGCAATATTAACAACGGATGGACTAAGGAACAATTGCTAGAAGCTGTTCCAAATGCACGAACAGTACCACAAATTTTCTTTGATAATGAACTCGTTGGCGGGTTCGACGACCTTACTAAAAAACTAGCTGTGTAATATATGGATTCAGAAATAAAAAAGAAAATTGATGATATAATCAACGGACAGCCATATTTCACTAATATGGCTGTTTATGATCCTTTACAATATCAATTTAATTATAATATAAATGCCGGAGGTCCTGTCGGTTCTTCACCAAATGTAACAATAAATAATGGAGGAACATGGACATCAACTAATGGCGGAACTACATGGACATCAATTCCATATACGTTCTCTTCGACTTCACCTAGTAACGGAAATTTTAAGGTAACCGGCGATGCTGAAATCGATGGCGATATTAAAATGCAAGGTCGTAGTCTCAAAGAAATTTTTAACAAGATTGAACAACGTCTAGCTATATTGGTTCCAGATCCTAATAAATTAGAACAATTCGAAGCATTAAAGAAAGCTTATAATCATTATAAAATGATTGAAGCATTATGTGAAGTTCCAAAAAATGAAAACGAATGAAACAAAAATTGCAGAATTAGAAAATTTAGTTAAACGACAAAATCGTTTGCTAGATAATCTATATAAAAAGATTCTATTTCTTGAAAGAGAAAATGCTCGTAGACGCAGTGATGTGGAAAAGTTAAATGAACGCAGATGATTTTAAAGATTGGTGCGGCCGACACGGTATAGTAATTATTGATAAAAATAAAAGAGCACACCGATATACTAAACAAAATGTAAAATATTTTCAAAATCCTGCAGATTATAATTTAGTTTACGAAGATATAACACTAGAAACAGAACCTCTTTATACACTAGAGATTACCCTCAGTGAGTTAGAACGCTTGGCAGAATTCGAACAACAAGTTTTTAATAATTTAAAAGAAACAGGACGTTTTAATATGTTCGAAATGATGGCCAAACAAAAAGAATTAGAGAAAGATTTAAGAAATAAATACGCCGCAGTGAATAAAGCATATGAGCATTATAGTCTATTGCTCAAATTAGCACAAAGCGGCGAACTATAAAAGGAAATAAAAATGTTAATTACCAAAGGTGTCAGTGTAGGTGAAATCGTATCTGTTAGAACTACAGCTGGCGAAGAAATTGTAGGAAAGTTGTCAGAAGTTGGTACAGAATCTATTGTGCTTGATCGTCCGAGAGTATTAGTCCCTACTCAAACAGGTGTAAACTTTGTCCCCTTTATGTTTACTACTAGTTCGGATAACATACCCATTTACAGACATGCATTATTGACTGCTCCGGTAGCAACAGATAAAGATGCTGCGGATCTCTATATACAAAGAACCACTGGTATAACACTAGGTAAATAAGTTAAAGGATTAACTTATGCCATATGTATCAGGTACGGGATTAATTAGTGACGTTTTTTATAGTAAAAATGTATTTGTTAATAATGTTTCTGTAGCATTATGGAATAAGCCACAGCAAAGTGCCGCATTTGTTGGTGATATCACCGTCGGTGGGGTAGCTATCGACCCATTAATTGTTGAACAAATTACTAGTAATGATACTGCGTATACTGAAAATCCTAGTGTATTCGCAATGCCTGCAGATGCAGTATCGCAAGGAGCAATTCAACCTAACTACCAAGGTACTCCGCCACAGATTTCAACTGCAACTGGGGTAATCACAACAGCTACGTTTACCAGCGGAATTATTCCTTTCTTAGCTGAAAGACTAGTCGAAGCAGGAAATGGACAATGGAGTAGAACTTATCAGACTACCGGCGTTGATAATCCGAATATTATAGGAATATGGCAAAGCCTAGGATTAGGTGCCGTTATATTGCACGATACTACTCCTTGGTGCATGGGGTTTGTTAATTTCACTCTCAAACAATGTGGATACAAATGGTGCCCGGAAGCTGGCGCTATTGCAATCGAAAATGCTCCATCGAGGTGGAATGCAATGTCTATTCCACTAGATCAAGGACAACCGGGTGATATTGCACTTTGGAATTATAGTGGGCATAATCATGTGAATTTTATATATACTGTACAAAATGGTAGGTATACATTTGTAGGCGGAAATCAAAATAGTAGGGCAACAAATAATAACAACCCATCTGATAGCACAGTATCTATTGCATGGCCCGGAGGGTGGACTCAAGCGAGTAATAAACCCGGAAGCACTTTGGTTGGGTTATGGAGACCTAGCCAAACTTAATATAAATCTCTTGCATTCTTATTAAATAATGTTACAATAGTTCTTTAAAGGAGACTAAGATGTTTACATTAATCGTACTTTTAGTTGTAATCGGCGCAGCAATTTATTTTGTTACACGTAATAAGAATTCAAGTTCTTCAACAGGATCAGCACCAGCAAGTATGCCAACTACTGACCCTACTAAAGAAAATAAGAATTAATGGTAGTTATACCTTGTTACTAAAAATAGCAGATACCCGCTTCGGCGGGTATTTTTTTTAAGCATACGACGATGCTTGGAAGATAAATAAATATATGAAACATTTCATTTATAAAACTATTCACAAAAACGGAAAATATTATATCGGACGACATTCAACAGAAAATGAAAATGACGGCTATAAGGGATCAGGATTATGGGTACTCTCAATAAAGGATAAATCATCTCTTACAACAACCATTTTAGAATATGCGTCAGATATGGATTCTTTGCTTAAATTAGAGAAGGAATATTTGTCCAAACATATTAATAATCCGAATAATATGAACTTTAATCAAAATCCAGTTGGATTTGCATCTGGGGATTTACATCCCCAGAGACAAGAAAAAAACAGACAACGTTTTAGTGAAAATAATCCCGGTAAGCGACCAGAACACATAGAAAGGATGCGAAGCGAAGATAATCCTGCTAAAAAGAGTGAGGTCAGAGAAAAAATCTCGCAGCGCATGACTGGAAAAAATAATCCCATGTATCGTCCTGATGTAATCGATGCAAGAAGAGGAAATAATCATCCGTCCAAAAAAGATCCTACCATCGGAAATAAAATAAGTCAAGCAAGGTTAGGAATTAAACTCGAAAGAGTTATTTGTGAAAATTGCGGCAAATCAGTAGCTATTAATCATTACCCTAGTCGTCACAAAGCAAAATGTATAGGGCGTTTGTAATAGTATTGTAATGATTTTATAGTTAAATATAGGTATGAAAAAAACATACCGAACAATATGCATTAGTGATGTGCATTTAGGCACTAAAGATTGCAAAGCTGAACAGCTTAATAATTTCCTCAAACATAACAGTTGCGAAACGCTATACCTAGTAGGAGACGTGATAGACGCATGGAAAATTCAACAAAATCGCTGGAAATGGAAGCAAAGTCATACTAACGTCATTCGTAGAATCTTAGGTCATGCTAAACGCGATACTAGAGTAGTGTATGTAGCTGGTAACCATGATGAGTTTTTAAGGCCTTTACTACAATATAATATTTCTTTTGGGAATGTGGAAATTGTAAACCAAACCGAACATTTAGGTGTTGACGGAAAACGTTACTTGCTAACTCATGGTGATTTATTTGATGGAATCACACGATTGGCACCATGGATTAGTTTTTTAGGTGATCGTGCTTATGACATTGTTTTATCTTTAAACACCCGATTTAACTGGATAAGACATCGAATGGGGTTTGGTTATTGGAGCTTAAGCAAATATCTTAAACAACGTGTTAAAAAAGCAGTGGATTTTATGTTTCAATTTGAACATAATCTTGCTTCTTATTGTAAAAAGCGTGGGTTTGATGGTGTAATTTGCGGTCATATACATCATGCAGAAATTAAAGAAATTGATGGTGTTATATACATGAATGACGGTGACTGGGTAGAATCAATGACTGCATTAGTTGAACATCATGACGGACGCTGGAAAATCGTCACTTGGACTAAAGAAAAATAATCGGACACAAGTATTGGGTGTCACTGGAACCGTAACCAGTATCTCTTTTATAAATATTCTTATAGGGAGTACCAAAATGAAGCAGTCTAAACTAGTAAAGAAAATGTATCAGGCTTGTTTAGAGCATGATAAAGATCGCCAACGTGAGTTAACTCTGATTGAATACAACAAGATCTTCAAACATAAGCATGCAGGAAAATATTTTACTCCTAAATGGACTATAATTCGGTAAAAGTTTAGTTGACGATAAAACCTTTTAATACTATAATGATGTTTTAACAGGAGAATAATATGTCGGCAATTAACACGTTGTATTCTCTGGAACAGTTTTGTCTAGATTCTAGTGGCTTTGCAGAACGTTGGCAAGGTAACAGTGCATTCTATCAGTGGAATAAAGGTAAAACTACCGAAGAAGGTATTATTAATGGTGTTGTACGTAAACTAGCAGGAACAGATACATCAGGGAATGAGATTTGGGTTGTTGCTGGATCTTTTAAGATTGCTGCTAATGGAGAAATTCTTCGATTTACTGGCATTAGCAAAAAGCAATGGGATATTATTCAGGTATTGCCTGCTAAGGATACTATTGCAGCATAATGGAATTTTTAATTTATTTGGCATTTATTTTAATTGTTATTGCGATTTATCTTTATAAAAAACGCAAAAAACATAAAAAATCTATTAAAATATTAGAAGAATCTGTAGAAGCAGGCTTAACTGAGCCTGTTTCTCTACATCCTATTATTGATCAAGATCTTTGCATCGGTTGCGGCAGTTGTGTTATAGCTTGTCCAGAAAGCCATCACCATGTATTAGGTATGATTGCTCATAAAGCGGTATTGGTAAACCCTACCGAATGTATCGGGCATAGTGCCTGTAAAGCTGCTTGCCCAATGGATGCGATCACCGTAGTATTCGGTACTGCTCGACGCGGGGTTGATTTACCGGTAGTGAAGCCCGACTTTGAAACTAATATTCCCGGGCTCTATGTTGCCGGAGAATTAGGTGGCATGGGATTAATTAAGAATGCACTAACACAAGGAAGAGAAGCTGTTGAAAATATTAGTAAGAATAATGAACGTGATCAAAACCAGTTTGATCTTATCATTGTTGGCGGTGGGCCTGCTGGAATTGGCGCAGCTTTTACTGCAATTAGTGAAAAGCTTAACTATCTGATACTTGAACAAGATTCGTTAGGTGGAACAGTTTTTAAATATCCCCGCAGAAAATTAGTTATGACACAACCGGTTACATTGCCTGTTATTGGTAAAATACATTTTAGAAATACCACCAAAGAAGAACTATTAAACTTTTGGGATGAACAACGTCAACGACATAACTTAAATTTTAAATTTAATGAACGTGTAGAGAGCGTAGTTAAAGATAATACAGGATTTATTGTTACTACTGCACTAGGTACATACCGTGCCACTAATGTATTATTATCTATCGGAAGACGAGGCAGTCCTAGAACACTAGGAGTCCCTGGTGAAGAATTACCAAAAGTAGTTTACAGACTTATCGATCCTGAACAATATAAAGGTGCGCATGTGTTGGTAATCGGAGGCGGTGATAGTGCGCTAGAAGCTGCTGCTAGTGTTGCTGAAGCAGATCCTAATAACCATGTTACTTTATCATATCGTGGTACAGCTTTTCAAAGAGCTAAACCCGCTAATAGGCGCCGTGTTGAAGCTGCTGTTAAACAAGGAAATTTAGAAATTATACTTAATTCTAATGTACAGCAGATTGGTGAAGATTATGTTATTCTCCAAATTGGTAAAGACGACTTGCGCATTATAGAGAACAATGCTATTATTGTTAATGCAGGCGGTATTTTACCAGATGCGTTTTTGAAAAAGTGTGGCATTGAAGTTGTAACTAAATGGGGTACAGAATGATTGACTTTTCTTTTGGCTTGCGAAATCCTCTAATTCATTTTAATAAAATTTATCATAATAACTGCTACGAAAAAGCTTGGACGGTTTCTAAAAATAAAGTAATTGACTTTCATTGCGGCATTATTAATAATGTTATAGTGGATTTTACTTTTAATCTAACTTTCAAAACGGATCATGCAGGATTACATATTTTCTTTGGTGTTCTTGGATTCTATTTTAACTTCGACTTCCACGATACTCGTCATTGGAACGATAAAGAAAACCGTTGGTGCTTGCCTAGCGAAGAGGATATGGCGTTTATTGAGAGTATTTCAGAATTGGATAACAATGATAACAAACCTCAGAATCCTTATGAAAAAATGGTAGAAGAAAACTTTAAAAAAGTAGTAACTGATTAACATCAAAAGGATAATATATGTCAATGCATCTAGCGCATCCTGCTCTTACTACAACCGGTAAGAAGAAAGGTAAAAAAAAGTGGGCGTCTGCTGAACATAAACGTCGTGCTGAATCTGCACAAGCTGCTCGAGAAGCTATGTTGCAGGAATACAACATCAAACCTGCAAAGAAGAATAATAAAGGATTTATGTCTTCAACTTATCAACCTAAGTTCGATCATCCTCGGTATACTACTAGTAATATTGCTAGCGTAAATCCTACTTGGGCAACTTGTGCGAAACCTCCTGAGCGTAAGTATACTGGTACTCTTATCAAAGGCATTGCTACGATGCACAAAAGCAATGCTGTACCTGTAATTAATGAAGAAGAGATGATATCTATTAGTCGTATGCGTCGAGGATAGTGTGAAATTATTCAGCCGTAAACGCAGGAGAAAGAAAAAGGATAATGCTACAATTCAGGAAATAAATATTTCCATGAATACTTTATCCAATAAGATCGTAGCTTATTTGACTTTACTTTCTGGGCTAGCAATTTCAGCAGTTGCAGTTTACTATTCTGTTTCGGGATTGACTGCAATTTTCTCGGCGGCAGTAGTACCTATCATTGTAATGGGTATTACATTAGAAATTAGCAAATTAGTTGCTACAGTATGGCTCAAACAAAACTGGGTTATTGCCCCAACTGCCGTTAAAGGCTACTTAATAGCAGCTATCGTTGTACTTATGCTAATCACTAGTATGGGAATTTTCGGATTCCTTAGCAAGGCACACAGCGACCAGAGCTTGGTTAGCGGCGATGTAGCTGCCCGTATTTCAGTTTATGATGAAAAGATCAAGACTGAAAAAGAAAATATCGATACAGATCGTAAAGCATTAAAACAAATGGATAATGCTGTTGACCAATTAATGGAACGTTCTACCGACGAACAAGGTGCCGGTCGTGCAGTACGGTTGCGTCATTCTCAAGCTGATGAACGAAACAGATTATTATCAGAGATTTCCGAATCACAAAAAAGAATAGCTACTCTTAATGATGAACGTGCACCTATTGCTGCAGAATCTCGTAAAGTAGAAGCTGAAGTCGGACCTATTAGGTATATTGCTGCATTTGTATATGGTAATACAGATCCTAGTATATTAGAACGAGCAGTAACTTGGGTTATTCTAATTCTTATCTTAGTATTCGATCCACTGGCTGTAATATTATTGTTAGCTAGTCAATATAGTTTTCAACAATTTCGTAAACTGGAAGAGTTTAACTCTAATAAAGAAAAAGAAGATCCTGTAGAATTATGGAATTCTATGATTAATGCAGCCGAAAAAGAAGTAGAACAAAAGTCCGAATCTACCTCCTACATTCAAAATGAAGAACAATCAGAAAGTGGACTTTGGAAAAATGTTAGTAATGTAATCAGCGAAAAAGATTATTTAGAAACTTCGGAAAAAAATATAAGAGATATGATCAAACGAGTTAAAAGTGGAATATTACCCTTTTATCAAGTTCCTGAAGAAATTAAGGCTCAAGTTAAAAAAGGTCTAAAAGATGCCGGCTAAAATTACATTAATCACACCGCCTGATATTTTTCAAAATGATCAAAGAAGCTTAATGTTTATTGATTTAGATGAAACTGATCAGGAACAAATCACACAATTATTAAAAGATGATACAAATGAATCTTTTAATATTTACTTTTACAGCGGAGAAACTAATATTCCTTGGTTATTGCATAGCCTTTCTTGCAGTGATTACAGGCTTATTAACTTAAATAATATGTCTGCTGTTACAAGCTATTTGGTAGGATATATTTTATCAAAACCGAATACATATTATATAACTAATGATGCTAATATAGCAGAACTATATAGCCATATTAATCTAGGGCGGGTTAATAACATGAATGATTTTTTTGAAAGAATACTCAGTGGAAAAGAATAAAACACATTACTGCGATTTTTGTAATAAATCCAAAGAAGATGTTAAAAAGTTAATCGTCGGTGATTCTGCCGCTATTTGCAATAGTTGTGTAGAACTATGTCGAGAGATGCTTGATGAAGAAAAAATTAAAAAATTTCCTTTAGAAAATTCTAAAGAAATATACAATCCTGTAAAAATAAAAGAATATCTCGATCAATACGTAATCGGACAAGATGAAGCAAAGATTGCCCTAAGCGTTGCTGTATGTCAACACTTTAAAAGAATCTATAACCATAACAAAGATATAAAAATCGAAAAAACCAATGTCTTATTACTAGGACCCACCGGGTGTGGTAAGACTATGTTGGCAAAAAAGTTAGCAGAATATCTCGATGTGCCATTTGCTATATGTGATGCTACTGGATTAACCGAAGCGGGTTATGTAGGTGATGACGTTGAAAGTATTCTAAATCGTTTGATCTCTGCATCGGATGGCGATATCGAACGTGCTCAACACGGTATTATTTACGTTGACGAAATCGACAAACTAAGTCGTAAAGGTGAAAATGTTAGTCTCACTAGAGATGTAGGCGGCGAAGGTGTTCAGCAATCATTACTTAAAATGATCGAAGGATCTATTGTACGTGTACCTGCGACTGATAAGCGTAAACATCCTAGAGGTGAAATGATTGAAGTAGATACTAGTAGTATCTTGTTTATTTGTGGTGGCGCTTTTGTTGGGTTAGATAAGATCATTAATCGTAGAAATAAAACGAGTAGTGTCGGCTTTGGGTCAGTATTACCTAGTAATACTAATAATTCTGCAAATTATCGCGATGTTACAACAAAAGATTTAATTACGTTCGGTATGATTCCGGAATTCGTCGGTCGGTTTGGATTAATAACCAATGTCGAAGAATTAGATGTTAAAGATTTGGTAAGAATTTTAAAAGAACCGCGTAATAGTTTAATAACACAATATAAACATTTATTTGAATTAGATGGTATTAATTTAGAATTTAACGATCCTGCACTTGAAAATATTGCCGAAAAAGCAAAAAAACTCGAAACCAATGCAAGAGGATTGAAGAATATATTAGAAAAAATGTTATTACCATACCAATTCGATGCAGTGGATCTAGTTTCGCGTGGTCTTAATAAAATTGTGATAACTAAAGAAGCAGTAGCAGGAGAGCCTGCTACTCTAATTTTTAATAAGAGTAAAAAAGAAAATAAATTATGAAAGTATATGTAAAAGACGGTAATATTAATTCTGCTTTAAGAAAATTTAAAAAGAAAGTAGAAGATAGCGGAATTTTAATCGAAGTTTTAGAAAGACAATATTACGAAAAACCAACTATTGCTAGACGTAAAGCCGCCGCTGCAGCTAAAGCCCGTTGGAAGAAAAAACAGAGAGAATTAAATACAGTCGCTCGTTACGAATAATTTGACAATTATCGCTTTGTATCATACAATATAACTCGTTGTATGATACAGAGAAAGAATGAAGCGTACTAATATTAAAGATGCATTTGGCGGAGAAGTATTTTTTACCAAATTCATTGCAAGTGATTTAGAAACAGCTCGTCGACTGTTAACTGCTTTAGATCTCAGTTACGAAGATGGTTATTCAATAACACCCGAAGAACATACTACTCACTCTAAACGAGTAGATTTAGTGGTTCGTGACGAATCTAATGAAACTGTATTGATTATCGAAAGCCAAGATGCATCTGGATGGCTCGATAGTGTTCATGCTAGCAAAATTACATATTACATGTATGATAAGCAATGCGACGATGGCGTCTTAATTTGTGAAGATGCAGATGAACACATCAAAGGCTTTGTGAAATGGCTGAACGAAAATACTCCATTACGTATTACTTTAATTAGTGCTATAATTTTTGATTATGAAGGGCACAAGCATTGCGAATTTGTTCCATTAATTCGCCCGAGCAATCTTAATGATAAGAAAGTAATTCGCAAAACAGCATCTGCTTCGGAAAATGATCAAAATAAAGCAGAACATCTCCAGCAGATCTTCAGTGATAATCCTGGATTATTTACTAATGTTACCGGGCGTTATGTTAGTAAAAATAATGTAGGAAATTCCGGTATGAATGTCGGAATTTCTCCTTATAATAGCGAAGGCTATTTTGTAGATATATGGCATGCAGGCAAGTCCGATACAGAATCTTTTAGAAAGAGCTTTACAGATCTTTGTAAGAAAAATGATCTCGAAGCCAAATTTCAAAAATCTCGGGCATATGTTAATGGTGAAAAAGTATTACGTACTACAGACGCCATTACTGCATTTAAAATTTTCGTAAAAGCATTAGAAAATAAAGAGGTAGTATCTTAATGTCAAAACATTTAATGGTCGATTTGGAAACATTGTCAGTTGCACCCGACGCAGTTATTTTAACACTAGGTGCTGTACATTTTAATCCTCTAGGAAACGGTATAATTGATGAATTGTATTTTAAAATCGATCTCGATGATCAAGATAAACTAAAAAGATCAATTGATAACAACACTATCGAATGGTGGGGTAAACAGGACCCTACAATTATGGAAGAAGCATTTTCTTCGGAAGGCCGTATTAAGGTTACGGATGCTATTGATCAATTTCATAAGTTTGCTTGGGGATGCAAGACTTTTTGGAGTCACGGCTCTGTGTTCGATCTTATGATTATGGAAAATATCTATAAGCAGCTTACGAAAACCCCTCCTTGGAGTTTTTGGCAGATCAGAGATACTAGAACTTTATTTGATCTAGGAGTTGATCCTGAAATGCCTAAAGAATCGAAACATAATGCACTTGAAGATGCTAAAAGGCAAGCGATTGGAGTACAAAATGTTTATAAACAACTGTATAAAGGATATAGAGGATTATAATGGAAAATCTACTATCTCACGATGAAATTAACCATGCAATACTTGCAAGATCTTTACATTTAGAATATGATGAAAATACCTATTTTAGTAAAGGCATATATAATTACGTATTAGATCATGTAGATGATCCTCATATATTGTTTAGAGTAGCGTTATACGGATATTATAGAAAAGAATACAAATGGACTAACGAACAAACTGAAGAATTCTTTCAATTACATAAACATGATTCTATCAAATGGGACGACGGTTTTCATGTTTATTATTATGACTGGGGTAAGGGTAAAAATAGAATTACTAGAGATCCTATGCATTTTCCTAATTTAGATCATGTACAGCCTAAGAGTATAGATGTTAACAAAAATGGGCCTGAAAACTTTCGTATACGTTGCAAACGCTTAAATGAGAGCAAAAGCGATGCTAACAGTGATAACGAACGTAGAGCTAGTATTGTTGATCTTTTCAAAGACATGACTGCCGAAGGACAACAAGTAATTTTATCTTATCTAAATACTATTAAAAAAGAAATTGATAAAACTTTAGATTGCTCTACATCAAATAAAATTATATAATGCTCTAAATTAAAAGGAGAATAATATGAATTGGACTGTTCCAAATGTTACGTTTATGTTTCGTGTAGGCGACGAACCTACTGATGACGGCGGATGCCCGATTGGTGGCGAGTTTGTTGCTAAAACCACACAGGATTTGTTTGCCAGCAAGCGGGTAGTGCTTTTTAGCCTCCCGGGTGCATTTACTCCTACTTGCTCATCAAAGCAGCTTCCTGGATTCGAGGAAGGATATAATGAGTTTAAGAATTTGGGTGTAGATGAAATCTATTGCATTAGTGTTAATGATGCGTTTGTTATGAACGAATGGGCACGACAACTTGGTATTAAGAACGTTAAGGTCATTCCAGATGGTACCGGACAGTTTACTCGTTTAATGGGTCGACTTGTTGATAAGAGTGCAATTGGTTTTGGTTATCGCAGTCATCGCTATGCTGCTATTGTTAACAATGGTGTAATCGAAAAGATTTTTGATGAACCCGGACGTGAGGACAATTTCGGTAGCGACCCCTACGGCGAAACTAGCCCAGAAAATGTTCTTGCTTATCTTAAGGGCTAAATAATGCGCGATCCGAAACTAGGGTATCATTGGCTTTGGCTCTATCCATTAGCTGTTTTGTTACTTATAGTTTCGGTATTAGCATTTCCCTTTATTAAATTTATTGACTTTTATCAAAAGTATCAGCATAATAAACGTATGCAACGGATTTATAAAAAGAATCCAGATATTAAAGATTTATCTATTTTAGCAGGTACAAAGAAGTAGTTGACAATTAGGTAAAAGTTAATTATAATATCTGCATAGTTTGAAATTAAGGATAGGTACAGCAATTCATAATCAATATGGAACGCTAATACATTGTATTAGATAGAGTGGTTTCGACAGTTCCTCTCGATAAACATAAAAAGTAGATAACTATCCTGTTTTTAAATTAGGTTAAGTTCCGCATTCAATCAATATCCAATGTCTACTAGGACGTAAAACTAGTTTTAACCTGTAAGGAGAATAAAGATGAATATGTTTGTAGACGCAGTTAAAGAAGTTCAAATCGAAACTCGTACTATTAACGGTATGAAAACTTTCGATTCCAGCAAGAGTCAGCTCGTTGACTTGTTCTTTGCAATCGGTGCAAGTCGTGGAAAAGACTTGAGCGCCGAATTCCACCGTGCTCTTGCTGAAGATGAAACGCTAGCACTTCGCTTGCTCATGTGGGCTCGCGACGTTCGCGGCGGTGCAGGCGAGCGTGATGTTGTTCGCACTATCTTGCTTAGTCTGGAAAAGAAAGATCCAGATGTGTTGAAGCGTGTGCTTCCTCACCTAGCTGAGTTTGGCCGCTGGGATGACTTGTTGATTTTTGAGCACAATCCGGAAATCAAGAGCATGGCTTTTGATCTTATCCATGCAGCACTTAAGGCTGGCAACGGTCTCTGTGCTAAGTGGATGCCTCGTAAGGGAGAGAAGTCTGCAGAGTTGCGTAATGCACTCGGTATGAGTCCTAAGACTTATCGCAAAACTCTAGTCAATTTGACTAAGGTTGTTGAGCAGAATATGTGTGCTAACGACTGGAATAACATTAACTATAACCACGTTCCTAGCGTGGCTGCTAGTCGTTACCAGAAAGCGTTTAAGAAGCACGATCCGGAGGGCTATGAAGCGTATGCTTCTAAACTCGAAAAGGGCGAGGCTAAGATTAACGCTGGTGCAGTCTATCCGTATGACATCATCAAGGCACACAATGCAGGTGGTGATGATAAGGTAGTTACTGCACAGTGGGAAGCATTGCCTAACTACATTGGTGACGAATTGATTCTTCCGATGGTAGATGTTTCGGGCTCTATGTGTGTACCAATCAGTAGCAACAAGAACCTGCAATGTATCGATGTTGCAGTTAGCTTAGGTTTGTATCTTGCAGATAAGAATACCGGTCCGTTTAAAGACATGTTCTTAACTTTCTCGACTGTTCCGGAGCTACAGGTTCTTAAGGGTAATCTCATTAAAAAAATTGCACAGCTTCAAAACGCTCAATGGGGGATGAGCACCAATCTTAACAAAGCATTTGAGTTAATTCTCGATTACGCTGTTAAGGGCAAAGTTGCAACTAAGGACATGCCTAAGTATGTGCTCATCTTGTCAGATATGGAGTTTAATCGGTGCACAAAACACGACGACAGTGCTATGCAAATGATTGTACGTAAGTACGAAGCTGCTGGCTACGAGGTTCCGAATATTATTTTCTGGAATCTAGCAGCACGTAGCGGAAACGTTCCAGTGAAGTATGACAAGAAAGGTACTGCATTAATTTCCGGATTCAGCCCGGCAATTATGACTTCGGTACTAGCAGCTAAGAGTATTACTCCGATAGATGTGATGCTTGAGACTCTAAACCGGCCACGTTACGCTATCATCGATTAATAGTTAAGCAATTAACTACGTATATAAATAAAGGAGCAATTATGCTCCTTTATTTTTATGAACATACTATTTCACACATATACTTTAAATTTTAGAGGCGGAGCTAGAGCGGTAGCAGATTATGCCAAATATAATCAGGAAATTTTAGGAAATTCTAGCACAATTATCTATGAAAAGGGAGTATTCGATGGATACGTCGATATGCAAACTGAAAACTCTGCTTTAGATTATTTTAATAATGAATTTAATGTAATATCTTATAATGCATCTGAATCTAATTTAGTTAATGAAATTGCTAATAAGTATGACGTATTTTATAGTTTAAGAGCCGGGTGGGTGCAAGAACCTTTAGTGACTTCTACAAAAGCTGCAAACCATGTAGTTTTTCAAGTTTGTGATCCGTATGGGGATCGCTATGCATACATTTCCGACTGGCTTTCTTTAAAAATGTCTAATGGCAAATTGCCTTATGTCCCGCACATTGTTCAACTTCCTCAACCAAACCCATTAGCTCGCAATTCTCTCAGGAGTCGACTTGGCATAGCTGAAAATAAATTTATTTTTGGAAGATACGGTGCCTGGGGTTCGTTTGATGTTGCTGAAGTTCAACGTGCTATTATCGAAATAGTAACAGAATATAATGATATTGTTTTTGTTTTTGTGAATACTAATCCATTTTTCTATCACCCAAATATAATATATCTAAATCCGATAATGGATTTGCAATTAAAATCCGATTATATCGATATGTGCGATGCGATGATACATGCAAGATCAAACGGCGAATCTTTCGGATTAGCTATATGTGAATTTTTATTCCATGATAAGCCTGTATTAGCATGGGAAGGAGGAGAGGATCAGCATCACGTCGATTTACTTAAAAATCATAATTTAATTTATAATTTATCAAACGTAAAAGAAATGATGCTAAATCTTACTACTACTCAAAAATATCCAGATGTATATAGAAATATCATTAAGAGATTTGAACCAAAAACTGTAATGAAACAGTTTAAAGATGTGTTCTTAACTTTTAACTAAACCAACCTAATTTTTCACCAGCAGCTTTTCTACGATCTGCTTCAGCGCGGCTACCTGGTAATCTACTTGCCCAAATTAGAATTAAAGCAAAGAATATACTTAGTCCTAAACATAGCTTCCAGTTGCCGGTACGCCAATATATTAGAATTAAACTAAAGTCCATACTAGCAAACATTAGCCATTTAGCAATAGTAGGGAATACTCGGCCTTCACTCCAGTTACGTATAACCGGTCCAAAAAGTTTATGGTTAAGCATATAGTTATGGAACTTTTCCGAACTTTTACTAAAGCACCATGCTGCTAAAATACTGGGAGTCGACCAAGGCAATCCTGGTATAAATGTTCCCAAATATGCAACTCCTAGAAATAAGATACCTAAAGTAAACCAAAGAGCTTTTTTAATTTTATTCATATTTTATTCTCGTTTGAAATATTTATTTGTTGACTTTACCCCACAAAATGTTTTATAGTATATCAACTAAGGCACACTTACCGGCAAAAACATAGGCAAATCAATCAACGCTTAAGCTCGCACCGGCTAATTTCGGGTGCCTATGATAACCGGACAGCAAAGTCGCGGGGACAGAAATCCTGTGTGTTGACAGGAACTCAGCCACTACCCCTTCAGGGATGATGATGGAATATGCCTATATAATCCGTTTGGCTAGGTTAAAAATACTAGGGCTCTTTTGATCGCGGCTCTGTGAAAAAGATACAACCGCAAATGCTACATGTCTGCTAACATCGGTATGTAGTGTTCCCGTTAGATTGAAGTTAGGAATAAGAAGTACAGGCTAACCGCTTCTGCGCAGAAATGCAATTTCCGAATGTTAGTGACTAACGAACTCAGGTAATATTCGTTAGAAATCTTCGCCCTGTTTTGGGCGAAGTATGACCTGTGAATCTAGGTAATCATTTCTCTTAAGAGAAAATGTGATGAGCGCGAGCGAAATCACAGGCGAATACTTTCGCCTTTCAAATAATTGACATTGTTGGTAATTCCAGATATAATTACGTTATGAAAATTAATATTGTAAGCGATCTACATTTGGATATCGGCGGGTACCAGGAATTACCTGGCGGAGAAGTATTAATTCTTAGTGGCGATATCGCCGAAGTTCGTAATATTCGTAAACATTATCATAGTACTAAACTATTATCTGATCTACCTAATCATGAATACGCATGTTCAGAGTTCTTTCATTATGAATGTGCTAAGTACGATCGTGTATTCTACGTAATGGGTAATCACGAACATTACAGAAGTGTCTATCAAAACACTCGTAAAGATCTCGAATATATGATGCCTACAAATCTTACTATTTTAGAAAATGATGTAGTCGATTATAATGGCATTATGTTTATGGGTGCTACATTATGGACAGACTTAAATCGTGGCGACCCTTTAACTCAATATCATATTAAGCAATGTATGAGTGATTATCGTCAAATCACCCAGAAAGGTGATGTGTATGATGCCTATCATAAACTTAAACCATCTTTTACTATAGCAGAACATCGCCGCAGTTTGGAATATTTTAAAATTGTACTCGAGCAAAATAAGGATCGTAAGTTTGTGATTATAACTCACCATGCACCGAGCGAAATGAGTGTGCATGAATATTATAAACATGATACGTTAATGAATGGTGGATACATGAGTCGTTTAGAAGAGTTTATCCTAGATCGCCCTAACATTTGTTTATGGACGCATGGGCATATGCATAACAAGGCTGATTATCTAATTGGAGATACTCGAGTGGTATGTAATCCTAGAGGGTACCTTCCGTATGAAGCAGATAATGAGTTTGATCCAGGATTTACAGTGGAGTTATAATGTTTAAGTTTCTTCGTCTATGGAAAAAATATCCTAAGCGAGATAAATCGTTGCGTATTCCTGTTAGTCAACATCAAGAGATTTACGAACATATTAGGCTTAAAGTTTTTCGAGAATGGCACAAAGATAATCCTGAGAGATCTATAGTCGATTTCTATAATATACCTTTACCATCATTAGGTTTAATGTTTAAGCAATATAGTGGGGTTACTATTGATATGGGCGAAAAAGATCTAGAAAAATTCTTTTTCGTGTTTGCTAACGAAGCAGCATATACTATGTTCTTATTAAAGTGGTCTTCATAAGCAATATTTAGGTATTATATGTTTTATAATAGTAATAACACACATTATCATTTTTATTTAGGTACAGATCGACCGCCTTTTTTTATTAAAAAGTTCATAGTATACAGAAATTATTCGACGATAGTAAAAAAGAATAATTACTTTTTTAGAGGGTAATTATGTCTTTATTGATCACAGGTGGTTGCGGTTTTATTGGTTCTAATTTTATACATAGATATTTGCAATTATTTCCAAATGAAAAAGTAATTAATGTAGATAAATTAACTTATGCAGGAAACATAGCAAATCTTAACGATATTAAAAATGAAAATTATCACTTTGTCTGTGCAGATATCAATGATCGACAGATTATTACACAACTACTAATACGATATAGACCTAATCGTATTGTTCATATGGCTGCAGAAAGTCATGTAGATCGATCTATAGAAGATTCTACCCCATTTATAAAAACCAATGTATTAGGAACTTTGGCTTTATTAGAATCTGTTAAAAATACTGTAGATTGGGATTATAAATTTATACATGTTTCTACAGACGAAGTGTATGGCAGTTTATCGTTAACTGACCCTCCATTTACAGAAGTTACTCCTTATAATCCTAGATCTCCTTATTCTGCTAGTAAAGCATCATCAGACCATTTAGTTAATGCTTACCATCATACGTATGGTATGAATACAATTATTACAAATTGTTCTAATAATTACGGTTCCTTTCAATATCCGGAAAAATTTATTCCTGTTATTATTACTAAAGCTCTTAGAAAAGAATCTATACCAGTTTATGGACAAGGGTTAAACATTAGAGATTGGTTGCATGTTTTAGACCATTGTGATGCTCTCATTAAAGTATTAGAGCACGGAGTACCTGGAGAAAAATATAATATCGGAGGTAACTGTCAAATAGATAATTTATCATTGGCTAAAATGATTTTAGATCACATGGAATTAAATCACGATCTATTAACATTTGTTACAGATAGAAAAGGTCATGATTTTAGATACGATATAGATAACAGTAAAATATCTAAAGAATTAGATTGGACCCCTGCTGTTGACTTAAATATAGGGCTAGCACAAACCATTAATTGGTATATAGATAATCTCGATTGGATCGAAGGAGTAGAACATCGTGCTAAAAACTTTAGGAATAATACTAGCAGCAGGTAAATCTACAAGGTTATATCCTGCTACTCTAGCCGTATCTAAACAAATTTTACCAGTATATGATAAGCCTTTAATTTACTATCCTCTCAGTGTATTAATGTTAGCTGGTATAAAACAGATATTGATAATTACCAATCCTCATGAAAAAAATATATTTGAAACTCTATTTAAAAACGCTAAAAAAGAATTAGGAATTGAAATTACTATAGCAACACAGGCTGCTCCTAATGGATTACCTGAAGCATTTTTAATTGCCGATCAGCATTATGATCTTAAAGAATTCGATAATATAAGTCTAATATTAGGGGATAATATATTCTATGGATCAGGATTTACCCAAATTTTAAAACAAGCATTATATACTCCTAATGCTGCACAGATTTTTTTACAACAAGTTAAAGATCCTAGTCGGTTCGGAGTTGTAGAATTTAATGCACAAGGAACGATAGAAGCTATAGTTGAAAAACCAGTCGAACCTAAATCTAATTATGCAATTACAGGATTATATTTTTTCCCGAATGATGTTGCTGATAAAAGTAAAAAATTAACGTTTAGTGAGAGAAAAGAATTAGAGATGGTAGATTTAATTAGAATGTATCATTTAGAAGAAAGGTTAGACGTACAGCGTTTGTTACGAGGAATATCTTGGTTTGATACTGGCACATCAACTTCGTTATTAGAAGCTGCATTATTTGTTAAAACTATACAAGATTATCAAGGATTTCTTGTAGGGTCTCCTCATGAAGTGGCGTATACTAATAAATGGATTAAAGATTCTGCTATAGAACAATTTACAGATTCTTGGAAGAATAAAAATGATTATGGAACTTATCTAACGGAGATGATTAAAAAATGAAAATACTTGTAGTAGGTAGAGGTTGGACAGGGAATAAAATGTTTATTGAATTAACTCAGCGAGGCCATGTTTGTAAACTGGTTTCTCATGATGATGTTAATAATTTGATCACTAACGATTATGATTGGGTAGTTAATGCTGCAGGAGTAACCGGAACTCCGAATGTAGATGGATGCGAGTTAATTAAACCCGAAACTTACAAAGGAAATGCTTTATTTCCTATCGAACTATATAATCTATGTCAACAACATAATGTAAAACTTGCCCATTTTTCTAGTGGTTGCATATACGAAGGTGTAATTACAGATGTAAATGCAGATCCTAATTATTTCGGAAGCACTTATTCAGTTAGCAAAGGCATTTCTGATATGTTCTTAAAAGACAAAGCGTTGGTTTTTAGAATTAGAATGCCGTTTACTGGAGTTAATGAAGCTAAAAACTATCTAACTAAAGTTTACAAATATAGCAATAATGGTAAACTAGTAGATCTAGGTAAGAACAGTATGACTGACTTAGATGAAGCAGTTTCGGTAGCATGCAATCTTATTGAACAAAACGAAACAGGGCCTCACAACTTGATTAACCAAGGTGCTATCACGATGCCTGAATTAGTAGAAATTATGGGTATTGAAAATCCCCAATATTATACTAGAGAAGAATTTGCAGCCGTAACACGTTCAGGAAGATCAACCTGCGTTATTCCTGAATTCGGACTAATGCGTTCATTGCATGATGCACTAGTTGATGCCGTGGCTAAGATGAAAGTTTAATATCTATCTGACATATTAAAAATATTTGTATAATATAAATACTGTTGTAGATGACCTAATAGGCTCTACAACAATTCTTACTTTAAAAGGAGAAAAAATGAATCAATTAGTAAGACAAGTTCGTTTTGACACTAATACACTAAATGCTCTAAATAGAGCCCTTGTAGGGTTTGATAATTTGTTTACACAGCATTTTGTAAATTCTGTAGAATCAAGCTATCCCCCATACAATATTTTAAAGCGTGACGAGGATACTTACGAGGTTCAAGTCGCTGTAACTGGTTTCGATCCAAAAGAGATCACAGTTGAACTCGATCAGAACCAGTTAGTTATCCGTGGTGAAGTTGAAGATAGAGATGATGAAAATGTTCAATATATTCATCGAGGTCTTGCCGGACGCAATTTTACTCGTGTTCTACCATTAGCAGAACATATTGAAGTTGGCGAAGCAACTATTAAAAATGGTGTATTGAGCATCGAACTTAACCGTGTAATCCCTGAGGCATTAAAACCTCGTTTGATTAAAGTTAAGTCTGAGTAATTTAAATCAGGGAGAGAAGAGCAATCTTCTCTCCCTTTATGTTATAATGTATTTTTGAACAATACGGAGTAATAATGAGCGATACAGCAATCGTTACTAAAGATACAGTAAAAAGTCGAATTAAAGAACCTAAACGATTTAAGGTTCTTATTCTTAATGATGATTATACTCCGATGGATTTTGTTATAGCTATTTTAGTTACTATTTTTAAACATTCCGAAACTTCTGCTGCAAAAATTATGATGCAAGTTCATAATGAAGGCAGCGGAGTAGCAGGAGTTTATAATTATGAAATAGCAGAACAAAAAGGAATCGAAGCAAATAATGTTTCAAAAGAAAATGGGTTTCCTCTACAGGTTAAGGTAGAACCAGAATGAGTTTAAAAGATTTAACTAAAGAAAGTCACACTGCTGCAGAAAAAACGAAATTTATGAAAACAGTATTTAAAGGTAATATGCCTTTAAATGTATGGGCTGATTGGACTTATCAAAAGAGTTTATTCTACAATGCTATAGAAAGCTGTGCAGACGAACTTGGAATATTAGATGAGATCCCGGATATTAAGCGAACATTTTTGCTACTCGAAGACTATAAAAATATGGTTGCCGAACATGTAACTCCTACATATCGTAAAGTTACTATAGACTATTATCAATATATTATGAGTTTGTATCCTGACCGAGATAGAGTCATTGCACATTTATATACATGGCATATGGGCGATTTACATGGCGGGCAAATGATTAAAAAGATTTTGCCAGGTAGTCATCGAAATTTAGAATTTACAGATCCTACATCAACAATTACTAAAATTAGAACATTGTTAGATGATCGTTTAGCTAAAGAAGCTAATATGGCATTTTGGTGGGCAATTAAATTGATGGATGATTATGAACCCTGGCTTGCCGGCGAATAAAATTATTAACTTTGCTGATCGATTTATTTCTAGATTAGAAAAATATTCTATCTGTATTAAGGATGAACATCCTAAATTAATTTGGCAAGATTATCTATTTCATAGCAATGTCTTTAGACGTGCACACGTTAATGTCGTTGATGCTAGAGAAAGTAGAGGGTTGTATCTTTTTCATTGTTGCATATTTCCTAATCTTCAAGATTCTAGTCCTATATTCGGGTTAGACATTATTGCTGGTGAAACAAAAATCAGTGGAGCTTTTCACGACTTTTCTAAAACAGCCGATGATAATCATGCAATGATGCAGTGGTTTGAAAAACGGGTAGAAAATTTAAGTTGGCGACGACCGAGAGAACTTCCTGAATGGGCTCAATCTATTTTTAGTCCTGCAATTATTGCTGCTGGTGCTATTAATACTGAAGAAGAGATTGACCAATTAATTACTTTATCTTTAGAGAATTTAGATTACTATCTTGCTAATGTTGGATTAACTAACTTTCCGACTAGCAATTTTTTAAAAGAACAAAATTTCTATTGTCAACAGCAGAAATTGAATCCTCATAATGCTCGCACTATGCAACATCTTGGACTTACTGAAGAAGAAACAAACTATTTTGTCCAAAATGTCATGTTTCCTGAAGTTAAGTAAGTATTTAACTCGATATCTACCAAGTTAACATATTAACACACCCCTGTAAATATTTACATACAGGAGTGTGTCATGAAATATACTGTAATTATAGCATTATTGTTGTACGGTGTGTCTATAGCCGATGCAGCACCACTTCCTGATTTTGCTTTCAAGAGTCCTAGTTTTAATGGTGTAGGTTATGGTACCTACGTGCTTACTATTGAAAACGAAGAATACACCAGAGCACAACAAATACAGCAAGCATTAGAAGCAGCAGCACAAGCTGCTAAAAATGCTGCTGCAAATACTCCGATTAATCAGTTCTTAACAAATCTGGAATCCCGCATTTATGCCCAGATCAGCCAAAATTTAGCAACCGCAATGTTTGCTGGAGGTTCATCTACTAGCGGTAGCATGAACTTCGAAGGCAATACGATCTTTTGGCAAAATAATGGAACAAATATAACACTACAGGTTACAGATAGTTTAGGTAATGTGACAACAATTACTGTTCCTCTAGGATCGTTTAACATTACAGGATCATCAGGGAGTTAACATGAGATTACTTCTTTTATTATGCAGCATGCTAATGCTGGGAGCTTGTGCTACATCTCATAAAATGGAACAATTAGCTAGAATTAAAGACACTCCAGTTCCGGCTATAAATGTAATGCAAAAAGAGTTTGATTCACTACCCCCACCAAACGGGCCAAAGATTACTGTTTCAGTTTATAGTTTCCAAGATAAAACCGGACAACGTAAAGCTACTTCATCATACGCTAGCTTTTCAACTGCAGTTACACAAGGTGCTGAACCTTTCCTAATTAAAGCATTACAAGATGTTGGACAAGGACAATGGTTCGATGTTGTAGAACGCACTAATGTTGATGATTTAATTAAAGAACGTACTATTATCAAACAGATGCGTGATGCATACGAAGGTAAGGATGCTAAACAATTAGCGCCTTTACAATTCTCCGGAATCATAATGGAAGGTGGCATTGTTGGTTATGATTCTAGTGTCGAATCCGGAGGCAGCGCTTATAAATGGTTAGGGATTGGACCTCAAACACAATATTCTAAAGATATAGTAGTTGTAAGCCTTAGAGCTGTGAGCGTTAATACAGGACAGGTATTAGCTTCAGTAACTGTAACTAAAACTGTATATTCGGCTGCAGATAGTATAGCAGTATTAAAATTCTTTCAAGACGGAACACAATCATTTGAAGCAGAAACAGGCTTAACAATTAATGAACCAATAACAATAGCAATAAAAACTACAATTGAAGCATCTGTAGTGGAATTGATTAAAGAAGGGGAGAAGAAAGGTATATGGGAGTTTAAGTATCCAATGCCAGAAGAAAAGCATTGGTGGACACCCAGTAAGAAAAAACTAAAATAAAAGGAGATCGTGATGAGAAATTTTAGATTAGTTGCTGTTATTGCTAGCATGTTTGCTTTAAATGCATACGCTGCAGACAACAACATTTATATCCAACAGTCCGGTGACAACAGTACTGTAACTATGACACAAGATGGTGCAGGAAACATTGTACAAGGACTCGGCGGAAGTGCTAGTAACTCTATTATTAACGGTAACAATAATACTGTAACTGTTGATCAAGTAGGTACCGGCAATACATTGAACTTTGGTGTACAGACATCAATGGCAAAAGGATTGGTCGGAAACAACTATTCCTATACAGTAACAGGTAATAATGCAACTGCTATTATTGATAGTAATAACAACGGCAATAATACTAGTGCTAGTAACAATATTAATGTAACACAAACTGGAAATTACGCTAATTTAAATGTTAACGTATTAGGCTCAGGAAATAATATTGCTGCTGCTACTGCCGGCGGTGATTACAATAGCTTTGTATCAACTGTCAATGGAAGCAATAACAATCAAACAGTTAATGTCTCCGGCGGCGGTAATAACAACGTTATTATTAACCAAGGTATGGGTGGTAGTGCGTTAGGATTAAACTCAGCTGGACAACCATTATTACCTGCTACTACAGATGTAGCTGGCACAGTAAACTTATCAGTTATCGGTGCAAGCAACTCTGTTGATGTTACTCAAACAGGTGGAATGGGCGTAACTGGGCATATGGCCAACATTAGCCTTGACGGGTCTAGCAACGTTGCTAACATTATACAACAAGGAGTTAGTGCAAATAGTATTATTAGACTTACTAGCGTAGGTAATGGTAATACATTTACACTTTCATCTAACACACATTAATGTGGAAAAAATTAGCACTAGTTTTATTTCTAGCTGCTCCTGGTATTAGCAATGCTACTATAGGTTCCATTACTAACCAGGTCAATGCCGTTCCCGTGATCCAGAGAGACAAATTAAACTTAGCTGGATCAAAGGGAACCGGCGTTGAAATGAACGATACAATCAAGACTACGTTAGGTAAAGCTGATATTACTTTTGTCGATGAAACTAAAGTACAAGTAAATGAAAATTCTCGACTAGTTATAGATGATTTTGTTTACGACCCAAAAACACCTAAAGGTAGCAAATTAGCATTAAAGTTTGCTAGCGGTACTGTAAGATACGCCAGTGGCGCAATAGCACACAATAATCCTAGCTCAGTAGCAATTAATACACCATCAGCTACAATCGGTGTACGTGGAACAGATTTTAGTGCTGTAGTAGATGATACTGGTGCTAGCATGGTTGTATTATTACCTAGTTGTCCTGAAGGATTTAAAAGTGTTGAAGATGATTGCGTTACTGGTATTATTGATGTTTCTAACGATTCTGGCACTGTAGTATTAGATAAACCATTTCAAGCAACATATGTAGCCAGCAGACAAATAACACCTGCAAAACCTGTTGTATTACGTTTAACAGCTGATCAAATTAATAACATGCTGATAGTTAGTCCGCCTACAGGGCTTAATACTACACAATCTAAAGATACTAAAAAAGATAGTAACGATCCTACTGATTTAGGATATAACTTTCTCAAACAAAACTTTTTGAAAAACGAGTTAGATGAGCCAATAGTACTCGAACCTCCACCAACCCCTTCCAACACTGCAGTATTGCCGGATTGGACTGCAAATAGCGAAGTAGTTAAAGTAATTACAAATACACAAGTTAGTTTATGTCGTACAGATAGCAGTAGCAATGCACAATGCATAGTTGTACCAAAAGATCAAAATTCTGTAGTAACACAAAGTGAAGGGCAGATTACAATTAAAAATCGCGTTAATTCTGGAAATGGAACAACAATTATATTAAAGCAAAATTAATGAAAAAAATAATTACCCTAATTCTATTATTATTATTCTGCTCAATAGCTGTTGCTCAGACATTACCACCGGGAAGTATCGGTTCTATACAATGCTGTAATTCAGGAGGAACTTGGCAACAATACACTTATACTTTTACTCCTACTACTTCGGGGAGTGATTATGTACTATTTGCCTTTAGACAAGATCCTGCATATTGGAATTTTAGTAATGTAGATTTATTTGCTGCCGGTAGTAATACAAATCTATTATTAAATCCTAACTTTACTACCGGAGGATCTGTGACTGTAAGCGGGCATACAGTTACAGCTCCTACTCACTGGGGAGTATTTTATCAAAATGGAACAGTACCTAGTGCAGCAGGTATATGGAAAGGATCCGGAGGTCATACCGGGGGAGGATTATGGTATGACGGTGCTGTAGGATCATTTGATGGCATTTATCAAGGTGTTACATTAACTGCAGGTGTTACATATGATATTACTTTTTGGGCAATGTCTACTTCAGGTACAGCTAATAATAGTACAATACAAATGGGAATTTATGCAGGATCGTGTGCTAATATTGGATTAGCTCCTAGTCAATGTTCTCTGCCTAGTTCATCGGGATTTGCTGGATTAGTTACCCCATCACAAACTGCAACTGTAGGCGGAGTTACTGTTGTTAGTACTAACACTACTAATGTACAAAATACTGTAGTAACAACAGGTACTCCTACAATTACATCAACTACATCTAATCGAACTGTTAATACAACACTTAATGGACAAGCAGTAATTGAACTATTTCAAGATACAACTACCACAACAGTTACTCCTACAACTACCATTGTATATTCTACCCCTACAACTACAACAACTTACAGCGATGGAACATCTGTTGTAACACAAGGAACTACTACAGTTGTTAGTACCAATACTGTAAATGTTACTACTACATCTGTTACACAAGGCACAACACCTGTTAGTATTATTCCAGTATATACTAGTAATATTACTGCGATTGAGCAAACTAGATATAATTCTGCACAATCTAGATTGTATGCTGTGCAAGGAGATAGCATCTATATTTCGCAATCATTGGGTAATAATAATTCTATCTATGTAACACAAACCGGACGGAATGAAAGTGTTGCTGGTATTGGACAACAAAATGCTCCAGTACAAGGATCTAATAACACTATCGGTATTAGACAAGGCGATCCTGTTGCATTAACAGGAGCAAACTTAATTGAATTAGAGGTATATGGTAGCGGCAATAGTTTAAACCTAAATCAAGGCTATGATTATAATGGAAACTATACTGGACTTGATTTAGCTTATCATTATCAAAGTGTAAGCATCACTGGAAATTCAAATGCTGTAATAACACAGCAACAAGGGCAATATCAATATGGCGAGGTTAAAATTTCAGGAAATTCAAATAACCAAACTATGATACAAACAGGTATAGGACAACAACTATTTTCTGCTATTACAGGAAATAATAATCTACTAACAACTACACAAACAGGTAATGCACAAAACTTTTTAGATGTAGCATTAATCGGTGATGGTAATAGTGCAGTAGTAAATCAAAGTGGTACTACACAAAATAAAGCTACAATTAGTATTACTAACGCTGGCGGTCCTGCAGGAGTTAATCTAACACAAACTGGCGGGCAAGTTTATAGCATAAGTACAGTATGTGTAACTGCAGGAGGGTGCGGAACAGTTACTGTAAAACAAGGACCATAAATGTTTAAAAAGATTCTATTGAGCCCGTGGACTGCATTAATTACACTATTTTTAGTATTAGCAGTTAGAGTAGTAGATCCGAGTTTTGTTGAAAGTGTTCGTTTACGTTATTTTGATACATTAATTACACATAAAACTCCTACAAAAAATAATATTGTAACTGTAAACATTGATGAAACCACATTGGATCAACTAGGTCAATGGCCCTTACCTCGTAATGAATATTCTAAACTTATAGAGGAATTGTATGCTAGACATGCCGGGTTGGTTATACTAGATATCATGATGTCTGAGCAAGATCGCATGGGTGGTGATTCTGCACTTACTGACACTTTAAAAAAATATCCAGTTGTGTTAGTTAATGTTCCTGCACAAAAAACTAAAAATGAACCTCGTGTACCAGGTAGTGTAGTAATGGGCTCAGATTATTTAAATCGTATTGTGCAATATCCAGGATTGATTGCTAATATACCTGCACTAGAAGAAAATGCAGTAGGCATAGGTAGCATTAATACTATGCCAGAAATCGACGGTGTTAATCGTCGCGTACCATTAATTGCTGCAGTTGATGGAAAACTATACCCGTCATTAGCCATGGAAGCACTACGTGTTGCAGGTAATGATACTACATTTCAAGTTAAGCTTAACGAAAATGGTGTAGAGAAAATGCGTATACCTGCATTCGGACCTATCGCAACAGATAGCCTAGGACGTATTTGGGTTGATTGGAGTCAACAAAATCAACAGATTTCTGTAACAAATTTACCTAAAGATTTTAACGGTGCTGTAGTTATAGTAGGCCCTACTGCTGCAGGCATCGCTAATCCTGTTCCAACTGCAAAAGGAGCCGTGTATCCGCAAGACATGCAAGCGGCTGTCTTAGGCACGATGATAAACGGTGTAACAATACAGCGACCAGATTATGCAGACGGACTAGAAATTGTTGCTATTTTATTAGCAGGCGTTATACTATTAGTTCTAACAAGGTGGGTTTATGCGGGTCTGGTTTCAGTCATTACTCTTTTGGCTGCAGGAGTGTTTGGCAGTTATTATCTTTTTAGTCATTACCTTTGGCTTTTTGATGCTAGTGCTTTTGTTACTGCGATCATCCTTGTGTCACTCCATGCCTATGGAATTAAGTTCGTCAGTGAATATTTGCAGAAACAACAAATAAAGAAACAATTTGGAAGTTATCTTTCACCAGCGATGGTAGAAAAATTACAAAAAGATCCATCATTATTAAGATTAGGGGGGGAGGAAAGAGAATTATCAATACTCTTCACCGATGTACGCGGATTTACAGGGATCAGCGAGCATTATGGTAAAGATGTACAAGGACTCACTAAAATTATGAATCGCTATATGACTGCGATGACTGCAAAAATTATAGAGAATGAAGGTACGCTCGATAAGTATATAGGTGACGCGCAAATGGCATTTTGGAACGCACCATTAGATGATGCTACTCATGCTAAGAATGCTGTTAAAACTGCGCTAGCTATGTTAAAAGACTTAGAGGATTTTAATGCAGAAATTGCTAAAGAAGGTGTTCCGGCGTTTGGAATGGGGCTTGGTATTAATACTGATGTTGTGGTGGTTGGGAATATGGGCAGCAGTCAGCGTTTTGACTATACTTGTCTTGGTGATGGTGTCAATCTTGCAAGCCGTTTGGAAGGACAAAGTAAGCCCTATGGTGTCAAAATTGTTCTCGGCCCGAAGACAGCAGAATATGTAATGGATGAATATCCTTTAATTGAATTAGACCTAATTGCTGTTAAAGGTAAAAAAGATCCAGTTAAAATTTATACTCTAGCACCTATTGATGACGGCATGGCTTGGTTACTACATGAAAAATTTCTTGATGCTTATAGAGAAGGAATGTGGGTAGCTGCACGCTTCTATGCTGAAGAATTGCGCGATAAAGGGTGGGGTGGAGAAATGAATAAGTATTATGAAATGATGCTAGAACGCATGCAAGAAGAAGTTCCGTTAGACTGGGACGGTGTATTTAGAGCTACTAGTAAGTAAAATTACCACGGCAACGGAGGTGTTGTTATTGGATTAATTAATTTTGATAATTTATCCCCAACCGCTCCTTCTACTAATTCTTTAACAGGGCCATAATTCCATACCCACCCTAATACGATATCTTGAGTTAGATCGCTATAAGGAACATAAGTGCTCGGATCATACGGAACATTACAGCTAGCACTATCACTAGCAGTAACGGTATTACCGTTAACGTCAGTATCAGTTGCAATACAACTCCAATAAACTGTATATACAATGTTTGGTCTATCACCTACTAAAGGAACAGCATCCATGCGATCTATTGTCCAGTTAATTGTTGCCATAATATTAAGATTCTCCAGCTGATGCAGTATTATCGTCTTCAGTTTTTTTGATTTTATTTATTTGCTGTTCTGCTTCAACACGTTCTCGTTCAATTGTTTTACCGCGTAAATGTAACACTGTAGTTACTTTTTGATTTAATCTAATCAAATCATTATCAAGCATACGTATTCGATCTATAAGAGCAATAAGCACGGTGTTGGATTCTCCCAACACCGGCTTAATTTCTTTTGTTGCCCACTCCCAAACATAGTAAATCAAGTAACCCATTCCGCCTGCAGCCACTACAGGAAACCCATATTTGTTAATTAAATCTGCTACGTCGCTCATTAAGCGTAAGTGTTAACAGCAGAGTGATTTACAGCTTCGTGTACTACTCGACCTTCTTCATCGAAAATTTTAACAGAATGATTACTGCTACCTTGTACAAATCTAATAGCATCGTCAAAGCTTTCAAAAATAAATTCTCTAGCACGTAATATTCCGCCAACCCAATTGTGTGTTTTAACTTTGTGTTTCATTATTAGCTCCGGTAAAATAATTAAACCAAATTTTTCTGGTTTTATTTGTATACTTATCTAAATTTGTTTGATTTCTCCAGACATTAAGTTTTGGATAATGATAAGCTCGTAACATCATATCAGCAATATTGTCGCTATTGGTTGGATCCGCATTAAAAAACTTTGTTGCCCAAGGTATTTCTTTAGATCCAACAATTGGCACTCCTTGACTAATCAAGTCAGCACTAACAATATTAAATGTTTCACTAAAATTGCATTGTAACCCGATATCCATTCCTGCACAAATTTTAAGGAATTCTTCTCTAGGAGTCCATTCGTGTACTACCATTTGATGACCGTGTTCTTCGATATGCTGAAATAAGGCCTTTAGATTGTTCATTACAGGATCGCCCTTCATTTCTATGCGGCCGCCGTTAATATGAAATCTTAATTGTTTTCCAACATTATTAGCAAATTTCAAAGAAGCAAACGCCTGCAATAAATGATTCTTTAATGGTCTAACCGCACCAAAACATGCAACATCGACCCAATATTTACTTGTATCAAATGACTTTATTTTATAGTCTTTTGGGTAATAATTAGGCATATAAAATACTCTACGTGCAGTTTCTTCTTTTGACCACTGTTGTTTGATACGTAAGTATGTCTGTACTTCATCTAACATTCTAGGAGCATTTACTCCGATATCGATGTTAGGATGAGTTACATAATCACCTATCCAATCCATAGCCATACCTTCACCGGCCATAAATGGCATTTCACTATGTAAACGAATAATCCAACGCACTTTAGGATGTAATTTAGTAAGTATAGCAAATTTACTAGGCACTACCCATAGTGCTTCAATAATAACGTGAGTAGGACGGTGTTTAGTAACTAACCTGTCAATACAATTGTTATCAATTGCGATTTCGAGTTCAGCATTAATTCCATCTTCTATTAACATATCTTTCATAAAAGTAGCGGAATTGTACAGCCCTGTACTAAGACCTCTCGGGCTGTGGGCGACAGCATTATAATCCTCTCGTCTCTTGAGAATGAATAAAATTTTTGTAGACATAGGAATCTCTCGGTGGTTACAACCAATATTTATATTTTAATATATTAACTTTTGATTACTTTGATCGGTTAATCTCTACGAGCATCGTTCTTTCCATCAGCTCTAGCTATGCGATCGATATCCGGTTTCAACCCAAGTGCATTAGATACTAATGTATCAATTCTAATAACATCGTGATTCATAGTTTTAACACGATTATCTAAAGCGGTAATAATACCCTTCATTCCATTAACACTACTAGTTACTCCAGCTAAGATAAATTTTAATGTTAAAAATACAAAATATCCTCCAGCACATGCCGCTGCAATTGGAAATCCTAATTGTGCTACTAAATTAAAAAATTGATCCATTTTTATTCCTATATAATATATAATATTTAAAAAAAAAGTGATGCTTCAAAAGTAAGCATATAATAATTTAAAATATATAAGTATAAAAAGTATTAGCGGAGATAATATGATTAACCTTGTATGGTTGTGTGATAAAGACAATTCTTGGGAAAGAGATTGGATAGAATTTTTATTCGAAAATATTCCACATGTAACTACTACTGATTACAATTGGGTGAAGAAATTAGATAATAGAATAGTGGTGTTTAATTGCACAGTAAAAATTGAAGAATATTTAGAAAAATTCGGATATGATGTAGGCTTGATACATCTTAGTGATGAATATTATAATGATTCAAGAAGTTTTTATCCTAAGGTAAAATTTGTATTACGAAATTACTTTATAGAAGAAAATGACAAAGTAATGACCATCCCATTAGGCTGGAATTTAACGTATCCACATAATACAGTTGCAAAAACTGTATATGAAAGGAAATATGTCTGGAGTTTTACAGGACATGTTGAAAAAACAACACGCCCTGCTATGGCACATTACATGAGTACTGTTCCTAATGGAGCAGGTTACTTTAAAAAAGGTGGAGAGACATGGGGGCCGTTTTTAGGGCATGCGTTTGATCCTACTCAAATGGCTGATCTTTACAATAATAGTTTGTTTGCTCCTTCACCGAGAGGAAATTTTAACCAAGATACTTTTAGAACAACTGAAGCTCTTCAAATGGGCGCTATTCCTATTGTAGAAAATGATCCTTATTGGGAAAATTTGTTCGGTATTAATCCTTTAATAAAAATTAATGATTGGGAAGAAGCACCACGATTGATCAATGATCTAATGAAAGATTTACCGAGATTAGAAGAATTGAGATTAACGATATATAATTGGTGGCAGAATTATCTTAGAAATTTAAAAATTAAAATAGAGGCACTTATAAATGAAAATAATTGATACAACTTTATTCTGGAACGAATTTGACATTCTTGAACTAAGATTAGCTCAACATTATGATTATGTAGATAAGATTGTTATTGTAGAATGCGATAGAACTTATAGTGGTTTATACAAAGGATTTACTTTAGAAACACAATTAAATCGATATACAAAATGGTGGGATAAAGTACAACACATTAAGGTATCAAATTCTCCAACTTACAGCAATCCTTGGGACAACGAACATTGGCAACGAGATCATATGATGATAGGATGGCAAGATGTAGGAAAAGATGATGTAATATTACTTAGTGATTTAGATGAAATCGTAAGACCAGAAGCTTTTGAATACATTAGAAATACTAATTATGATTTATATGGCCTCTTTATGCCAGCATTTTATTTTAAATTTAATTATGTAGATGCTAAACCTGATTGGCACTATAAAGTATGGGGTCGAGCATTTCGCGGCGGACCTTATATTGCAGGTCATAGAATGAGGTATACTAATGATATTCCTGGTAGATCGAGAATAGCGTTACATCATGCAGGATGGCATTTTGGATGGATGGGAGATGAAAATTTTGCCAAATATAAAGTTAAAAGTTTTAGTCACAATGAATATAATCAACCACATGTTATTGAAAATTTTAATATTGAAAAACACATTAGTGACGGGACAGATCATATTAGACCGCACAACGTTACCTGGCATACTGTTAATTTAGATGAATATTTTCCTAAAATTATTTTAGATAACAAAGAAAAATATGCTAATTTAATTCTACCAGATTCTGGGAAAACAGTACAAGATTATTGGCCGGGTGGAATTATCGAACCTACTGAATGGAAGTAGGTTCTATTTAGAAGTTGTTCTATCTAAGACAGACTTCCAATCAACTAAATTAGCAATTACCCAACTATCTAAATGAGTGGCGTAACCAGGAATAGGAGTAATTAAACTCCTTTTATTACTAAGCTCTGTAAATAGTTGAGTATCGTGCGTCCAATTATCGGTACCACCGCACCATTTATAGAAAATATCAATATCTTCTTTTAGAAAAGAAGCTTTGCTTGCAAATGTCATAGTAGTAGAACCAGTTGTTCTCCAATGACAATCTTCGGTTATTAATATTTTAAAAAACTTTTCAGAATTTTTATTCCAATACTTATCTGGATGATCATATAAGCTAACATAAGGTGATCTTTCTAAACCTTGTTCTAAAATAATATCAGAACCTTCGTGATGGATATAATCATCTTCTACAAAATAAACATTAGTATCTGAAGGTAAAGTTATTGCCTGAGATAATCCGTGTAAAAATGATCCTGCATTATTACCAAAGTTAGTTTTTTCTATTTCTAAAAAATTATATATTTTTTTTAATTTATTAAAAGTATCATCGTCAACACTATCTGCAATTATATGTATATCGTGACTTTTAAATACATTGACAAAGTTTTCTAAACATTTCCATTTATCAAACCAAATCGGTCTCTGAGGTGGAGATCGAGGATTACCTGTATTATCAGGCATTAAGTTAAAACTAAATCTATAATAAATTTTCATACAATTATTTTACCGAGAAACGTTATTTCTGATGAGAACTAACCAAGCATCATTATCCCATTCTGGCGAATATCTTGCTTCATGATTAGTTACTACCCATGAAACATGATGAAAATATTTAGAATATTGTTCTACTATAGGTTCATATTGATTTAATCCTGTAACACCGTGTATATTAGCAACTCGATTAATTTCTTCATTTTCAATCGATGAACGAAAAATATCTTCGATTACGAGTATTCCGCCAGGCTTAAGATGATCAACTGCTGCATTTATAACAGGAAATTGGTCTTCAGGCCTATGACTAGCATCGTCTACTAAAATATCAAATTTATCAGCACAAATTGATAATCCATAATCAATTGATTGAGGAACCCTACAATCCATAAAATTGTAATGAGTATTATATAAATTATCTGCTTGCGCTCTTGCAATTTTATCAGTCATGTAATCATATCCATATAATGTGGCATTAGGAAAATATGATCTCCAACACTTCATCGAAGCATTGCCTTCTATTCCAATTTCTCCAAAATTGATATTACCATATCGATAAGTAGAAAACAAAAAATCATAAACCGCTGTATAAGGATGGCGATGCCACCCAGTATTAAATGGTGATTTATCAGTTTGATATTTTTCACCTAACGTACATAAATCTGTTTTGGATTTAGAAGTGTCTATATATATTTTATTAATAATCATTTAAAATTCCTTATGTTGGTATATGTCGATGCCATCCGATATGCTGTACTCGTCCTTCGGGTTCTAAACTAGCACACCACATTCCTAATCTTTGATAATTTTCTGCATGTGTTCTTTCAACTAAGCACCCGTCTTTTTTATTAAAAAATGGACCATATTTAACTGCAATAGGAGTAGTTAGCCCTCCGACTTTTTGATAATCAGATAATCTTCGTAATCCCGGATTAAAAGTAAATCCAAATCCGCCATCGTGTTGTATCCAAGGACGAATTTTCCAATATTTTAGAGATCCTTCGGCATCTGATAAAACGTATTCAGTTTCTTCAACCCAACTTCTATTGTAATCGACCTGCCATTGATCTCTATGACTACGTAGATGAACCATTAAACATTCAGGATATGCTTCGAGTAATCTTCGACTATCTTCTATAAAATTCGATTTAGTAAAAACCCAATCATCTTCGCAATGAAAGATATACGGAGTTTTTACATAATTATACGCCCATTCGATGTTTAATAATTGCCCTCTACGGGTAACTGGACTATTCAGTAAGGTTATTTTTTTTACACTAGGTATTAGGTCTTTTACAAAGTCATTTTTAATCTCAGTATCTTCGACTATAATTAATTCATCTAGCGTATTAGGTGCAAATCGTTCAAAAGATTTAATAGTTTCTTCTAATAAATCTTGCCGACCACAGCTAGTAATAACCATAGTAATTCCTAATGTCATATAGAATATTTCCTTAATCTACCCAAACAGCTAAAATCATACTATGACGATCACCTGTTAATTCTCTAAAATCAAATAGTTGATGTCTATAATGTTTAATAGGATCTATCAAATTCTTTTGAATAGACCAACCCGGAGTAGCATGTAATGGCCAATCTGATATATCTTCAATGATTAACATACCGCCGGGTTTAATTTTAGGAAGATATAATTCATAAAATTTTTCCCATTGTCCAACTTCATGCCAACCATCGTCGATTACAATATCTAAATCAGGCAAGCTATTTACAAATTCAGAAGAATATCCATCAACTCCTGCATATAAATTAATACGAGGCCGTTCTGCTACTTCAGGAATAAACACCTGAGGGTACCAAATAAAATTAGGTACTCCCTCCATTGCAGCTTTTCCTTCAGGAGTATGATCTCTTAATTCTACTCCTATGATGTTAGCTTTTGTAAACCAATCATCCCAACACAACAATGCTCCGCCCCACGCAGATCCTACTTCTAATAAGTTAATTTCTCGATCTCGATATGGTGCCATATAAGTTTCATAAAAATTACTAAAATACTTGTGTGTAGATTCTTTATCAGTTGCAGTGTCTGGATACTTTAATCTTTGTTTTTCTGATAATTCGGCTAGAGTAATGGACATAAAATCTCCTGTAGATTATAACCATGAATATTTATATTATATACTACTATAATATAAATAGATTTGGTATTAATAATATAATTAAGAAATATGAATAAATTAATAATTTTTGATTTAGATGGTGTATTGATTGAAAGTAGAGAATTACATTATAATGCATTAAACGCTGCTTTAGAAAAAATCGGAAAACAATATGTAATTTCTAGAGAAGAACATTTAAGCACATATGATGGTTTAAACACCACTCGTAAATTAGAATTACTATATGAAAATAAAGGATTAAGTAGACAGCTATTCGATCAAATATGGAAAGATAAACAACTTGCTACATTTGATCTTATTCGAGAATTTCCTAAAGATAAAAAATTAATTAAGATTTTTTCAACATTAAAAAGTCAAAATATTAAAATTGCTGTTGCTAGTAATAGTATCAGAGAAACGGTCAAATTAGCATTATTAAGTATAGGAATATTACAATATGTGGATTATTTCATCAGCAATGAAGATGTTAAAAGAACGAAACCATTTCCGGAAATGTACTGGAAATGTATGATTGCATTAAATTGTTTACCCAAGAATACCGTAATTATCGAAGATAGTCATATAGGTAGACAAGGTGCTATAGACAGTGGAGCACATCTTATCCCAGTAAATGACAGTTTTGATCTAAACGAAGATAAAATCAATGAAGCTATTGATATTTTAAAAGGCACTTTACATAAAAAAATTCCTTGGAGAAATAAAAAAATGAATGTGTTGATTCCTATGGCAGGAGCAGGTAGTAGGTTTTCTCAGGCAGGATATACTTTTCCAAAACCATTAATTGAAGTCGAAGGTAAACCTATGATTGAAGTAGTGGTTAATAATTTAAATATAGAAGCTCATTATATTTTTATAGTACAAAAAGATCATTACGAGAAATATAATCTAAAATATTTGTTAAACTTAATCGCTCCTAACTGTGATATTATACAAGTCGATGGCATAACAGAAGGAGCTGCTTGTACCACATTGTTAGCAAAAAAATTAATTAATAATAATGATCCATTAATAATTTCTAATAGCGATCAATATATCGAATGGAATAGTAACGAATGTTTATATGCATTTAGTGCGGATGAAATAGATGGCGGAATCTTAACATTTAAGTCTCATCATCCGAAATGGTCTTATGCTCGTACCGGTAATGATGGATTTGTACTAGAAGTAGCAGAAAAAAAGCCTATTAGCGAACATGCGACCGTAGGGGTTTATTTCTGGAAACACGGGGAAGATTATGTCAAATATGCTGAACAGATGATTAATAATAATATAAGAGTTAATAATGAATTTTATGTTTGCCCTGTTTTCAATGAAGCAATAAAAGATAATAAAAAAATACGAATTAAAGAAATAGAAAAAATGTGGGGTATTGGTACTCCGGAAGATCTTAATTATTTCTTAGAAAATTACAAAGGAACATTATGAATAAATCTTGTTTTTTAGCACCAATACACGAAGCAAAGTTTAATTACGGACTAGATTGGATTAAATCTTATAACGAGCATTTCGACGATGATCATATTTACCTTGTTTTTTCTTCAGAAGAAGAACGTAAAAAATTTGCAGATTTGGCAGAAGGATTAAAATATAGGTCCATTATTTACGATGGACACACATGGAATAAGCACTGCATAGTTACACATAAAAAATGGTATGGATTAATACAAATTTTTTCTCAAACTGATTTTGATAAAGTTGGCGTAATTGATGTCGATAGTAGATTTATCTGTAATAAAAATTACGATGAGTTATTCCAAAATAAAATAAACAATGGATTAGTACATGCTAACAGCGGAAATAGAGAAGAATTTTATACATATGCTTTGAAATATTTTAAATTTGAAGATTATCAATTTTTAAAAGATTATACTTCAGGAAATAATGTACATTGGCATGATATAATAGTTTATTACAAACCTTGGTTTTTAGAAATGTGCGATTATCTTGGATTTAATCAAAAAGATCAAGGTGAAGATTTTATGATTTTTAGAAATGGTGATTATGCTATCTATTATTATTATCTATTTTTAAAAAAATATGCTAAACTATCTATATTAGATGTAAGCTTTGAGGGCGGGTCTTTTATAGAAAAACAAAGGTTTATGCACCCTGAAAAATTTGCTCAATTATTTCATTCATATAATCCTATGTGGATTATGTATCCTATTGAAAATATGAAAAATGTGTTTATGTTAACTCATGTCGATATAAGCGGATTATAAAAATATTAAAAATAAATTAACCTATGAAATTAATAGCGCATAGAGGGCTTACTCAAGGTCCTGATAAAAAAATCGAGAATCGACCCGAACAAATTTTAAAAACAATCGAGCAAGGATTTGATTGTGAAATCGACTTATGGGTGATTAATTCAGAATTATGGTTAGGACATGACAATCCACAATACTTAATTAAAGAAGAATTTTTAAAAAGTAATAGTTTAAACTTTTGGATACATGCTAAGAATCTAGCAACATTGCGTTGGTTAACTTCTACTACATTTTACAAATATTTTTGGCATCAGAATGATGATTTCGTGCTTACCAGTAATAATTTTATCTGGACATTCCCTGGTAAAGAGCTAACTTCTGTTAGCATAAATGTATTACCTGAATGGTATGATCCGGAATTTAAAAACCTTAATACAAATTGTTATGGCATTTGTAGCGATTATGTACAAATTATAAAAGAAAAATTATGATAAGTTTATTATGTCCTAGTAGAGGTCAACCCGAATTAGCCTCTAAAATGATAAAGTCGGCTATAGCATTGGCCGGAGCTCCGATCGAAATACAATTATACTTAAACGACGACGACCCGAAATTACAACAATATCTTGATCTAATCGATTCAAAATATATTTCAATAGGACCAGACCGTAGCCCTATATATAGTTGGAACATAATGGCAGAAAAGGCTAAGTATGATTACCTGTTTTTAATCGGACATGATGGATGGTTTGAAACAGAAAATTGGGTTCCGAAGATTATAAAACATTTTGATAATTATCCGGACAAGATTGCGTTCGTATATCCTTCTGTCGACGGATTAGAATGGGAAGAAGGATTTTTAACTGCAGATCATTGTCCTCATTTTTGTATACATAAAAATTGGGTTAAAACGCTAGGTTATTTTCTCCCTCCTCAATTTCATCATTGGTATGTGGATACCTGGTATAGAGAAATTGCAAAAATGTTAGGAAGATATCATATAGTTACAGATGTTAAAACTCCGTTGTTAGTAGATATTAAAGATGAACTATGGGAAAGAAAAGATAGATTTTGTAATAGAGAAAAAGACCATTGGCTTTGGCGTAATACACAACGTTGGCTACATGCTGATGCATATGCATTGCATCAATTTATATTAAATTTTAAACAATAAAAAGGAATTAAAAATGAAAGCTCTTTTTACAGGTGGGTTAGGCGATTTTATTGGAGCTGAAAGTTTCATGACAGAATTTGAAAAAGATTCCGTCACTGAAGTATTATGGGCAACACGTAATAGAGAAGAAATACGCTCTGCTGTAAATTTAAAAGATATTTTTCCTAATTTAGAAAAAGAAACAATTATGTATGATAATTTTTGTGATGAACGACCAACTAAACCATGGCAACCCGGTGATCGTTTTATTAATATACATCGTAAAGAAGATTTAAATCGTATGTGCGGGTTAAATCTCACCGATCAAGAAATGGCAGATATAACTGATTGCGGGCTTGACCCTACTTTAGAAAGAATATTCAAAGGTCATAGATGGCAGAGCAGCAGAATTACTACTCGTAGCGCTTGGCCTGATATTGGTAGATTTAATTTACCACACCGTTATGTAGTAATACATCCTTGGAGCGATGCTGAAATTAATGGTAGAGAATTCGATGATAATGATTGGAATCATATTTTTAAATTTCTTGACCAAAATAATATTATAGGTGTAGTTGTAAATCGAAGTACTAAGACCGCTCCGTTACATACAAAATTAATAGATTTAACCAATCAAACTAATTTAAAAGAAACATTTAACATTATTACAAAAGCAGAAATGTGTATATTGTGTGCAAGTAGTTTAGCATGTTTTGCTACAAAAATATTTCCAAAAGATAAAATTTGGTTAAAAGGCGGCGTTGAACACATGTTTTCACAGTGGGCTACTTATTTTTATCACGGACCATTTTTAAACCCGAAAGATATTATTTTTAAAAATTTATCAATTTTAAATTCTTATTCTAATAAAAATCAATCTAAAATGCTTGACCAAGGAACATTAACACTGTTATAATAAAATATGAATAATTTAACTATCGTAGCTGTAACTACAGTAAAACATGCTTTAACTAGCAAAGCAATTGAACAAGCAGTGCAAGTAACTAATTCAAAGAATGTATTAGTTATTAGTGATCAAGACTTATATCCCGGATCTGTTCATATAGATACAGATCCTCTCTCTATTAGAGATTATAGCGAGATAGTATTTCATAATCTAATCGACTATATCGAAACAGATCATTTTATGATGGTCCAATACGATGGAATGCCAACTGATGCTACATTTTGGGATAATGACTATTTGAAATATGATTATATCGGTGCAGTTTGGCCATGGGCACCCGAAGGATTAAATGTTGGTAACGGTGGATTTAGTATTAGAAGTCGAAAATTATTAGAAGCCTGCCAAACATTACCATTTGGATTAGAAGAATTTGGTAAAGACAAAGATATTGAAGATGCAACTATTTGTCGTTATTATAGAAAAACGTTAGAACAGCAAGGAATACAATTTGCTACAAGTGATTTGGCAAAAAAGTTTTCTGCAGAATTACCTGGAGGAAAATTCGACACATTCGGGTTTCACGGTACATTATGTCTACCATTTTATTTAAATGATGTTCATATGGAATTTTATATCAATAATATGACAGATCAAATGTTAAACGATCCTATACAAATCAGAATTGCATATGGTTTGTTTAAAGCAGGCAAATATTATCATTTAGAAAATTTTATGGATCATGCGGTATCGTTAGTTCCGAATTTTAAACAAATATTATTGAATCAATTTCCGCAAGACAACAAATTTTTTCCGGAATTTAGTTTAAATGATTTGGAAAGTTTGTTAATTAACTATTGACAGCAGGGATAAATAAACGTATATTAAATATCTATGTTGTAATGCATAGACTTAATAAACAAGGAATAATAATGATAATTGCAGCGACATTTAGAACTCATAATAGTAAGACCTTTAAAGCAGGGTTCATACCCGCTTGGTCGTCGATTATGAATTATTCATATGATCGCGGCCAAGAAGGGAGTCCGGGGTCCGGAAGTGAGATGTTAGAGTAACAACAAAACATCTAAAACCACTTAAAGGACCCTAGGATTAAGAACCCTGGGGTTTTTGTTTTTAGCAGTGTGAAAATAGGGTAACGAGGACCCTGCAGCGCACTATAAACATGCTGTAAACGGGCGGAACCGGGGATCAAACCTGTGGCGAAAACGCAGGGAGTAAAATCCGGAATTTATATACTAAAGCATACCTAGTGTAGTATGCTTTAGTATATAAATTATTTGGGTAAGCGCCGGAGTGAGAGAGCCGGATTTGACTGTAAATCAAACGTTCCGACTGAGTAGGTGCGAATCCTACCTTACCCACCAAATAATGCGGCAGTAAGTGCGTAATGGGCTAGTGGTGGCCAATCCTGTCTACATGGATCCAATGTAACGGTTGCACCTTGATGTAGGTTCGAATCCTATCT